ATCTGGACCATGAGAACCTCGATTTGTCTGCCGTTTTCCTCAATCTTGGCCTTGGCGTGAGCGATACCGAATAACGCAGTACCAAAGGACCCCAATGCGGCCAAAATAGCGCCGATCTCCGGCCAAGTCACAGCTCCGCCTAGCGCGTCAACCCCGGCCATTGCCCCTAGTTCCGATAGTGCTAAAATGCCACGGTCCCGCGGTGTCCAGCTGCGGGTTAGTGGTGGTACCGAGAGAGACTGCGCCGCGCTTAGGCGTCACCGGGCGCGGCGCTTTTTTATTAGAACTTCCAATCCGCGCCGACGCGAACAACATCAAATTTGTTATCGCTTGAAGCAGAGATGACGCTGTTCAGCGTCGCAGGCGCGCCATTGTTCGGGATGACTCCAGACGAGGCGAGCGTGGCTCCTACTCCCTGAAGACCATAGTGAAGGTATTCGAGTCTCCATACCAAAGCCGAGGTCGGACTATAGCCCAATGGCATCGCGTAGTTCACGCCAGCGCCAATGACCCAGCCGACGCCCGTAGATCCGGTCGAAGACGATCCTAGAGTCACATCCTCAGCCGCCCAGGCGACACCGCCCGTTCCGTACACAAGCCATTTATCGAAGGTAAAACCGGCACGGACGCGCCCGCTGCCGAGGAGGTTAACGCCCGATTGTAGAGTCTGAGCAGTGATCGGGATCGATACGCCTTTGCCGAAACCATCCACGTCGAGCTCAAGGCCCATAAGAAAGTTGGTTCCAGGGTAGACCCAGTTCACGCCGGCTTGACCGCCGCCCACGACTCCAGAGGTCGTTCCTGAAGGAGACGCGCCGGCCGATACGGCTTGATTGAATGTCGAGCCCACCAGGGCCTGATTGAAGGCAGAGACGTTCGACGAGAAGTCGTTCGATCCGAACCCAATGTTTCCGCCGACGTAGAAGCCATTCCAAGAGAACGCAGGAACCGCCGCATAGGCCGGCGACGCTTTCACAGGAAGGTCCGCGGCTTGGAGCCGATCAAGCCCGAGCGCCGGCCCGGCGAGAAGTGCAGAAACTGCCAGAACAGGTCCGAAATTCCTCATTCCAAGCCCCCATAAGTGAGTAAAGCTCAGATTTTCTAGCACCTTGCGGGTGCGAGATGGTTGCGCGAAAGACTCACTTGTCAGGATTTTGCAGGTGGCATCGGCGCGGTTGTCGCCGTTCCGTCATGAGCGAAGATGAGGCCGAGCCCGGCGACAATCGCGCTGATTGCCGTAGACGGATCAGTAGGAATTGGGACGCTGCCGCCCTTTACGCCGAGCAGTCCCAGAACGCCGAGAATGGCAGAAACAGCGCCGGCCGAGCTTGTCTTCCAGTTGGTCAAGATTGTCTGAAGCATTTTTGCCCCCTATGTCGCCACGAAAAGCTGCCCTTCGGCCTTGCGCCGTCGAAGCAGACCGGTACTGACTTGCTCCACGCCATGAATGCGCATGTGGTCCCAGAGCAGAAGATCGCCGGGAACCGCGGCCCAGTCCTTTGTATTGACTGCGCGCAGGACCGAGCTCACGCGCAGACCGCCCGTATTGAAATCGAAGCTCACCAGTGCATCGAATTGGTTTTGTGTTAGCGCCACCTGAACAAGGTGCTCGATCTCGAGCTCAACCGACCGCAGATCAGACGACAAAATATCATCTGCCTGTGGCGAGCTGATTGTCATCCCTGGATAGACCCGCGGTGGCCCGGCGGCTGTCGTATGGCCGTAGCCGATTGTGAGCGTTCCGGTTCCATCGTCATAGGCATGCAGAAACAGGCTTTCCCACTGCTCTATGAACTTGCGGCCGGACGGAGAAATGTTCATCGTGCGTACACGTATGATGGGCCATCAGGACCCATTTCCGGAGCGGGAAGCGCGTTAATAAACGCAAAGAGAGAAAGCCACCCCGCGATCAGAAGGCAGTAAAACTCAGCTTGCGTGTATGGAGGCCCTAATAGCTTCATCAGAAATTGCCTGCTGCATAGGTAAAGCTAGCCGCTTGGTTGACTGCCGCTCGGCTTGCTACAACTGCCGATGAGGTGCAGCCCGATGTAGAAACCACACCCAAAGCTTGGTTGCCAGTTGCCGGAGCTATGATTCCCACCGCGGACATGGTACCGGCAATACAATATAGGCCGTAAGTGTTCCCAGCGACATTTCCAAGTCCGTTGTCCTCAAAACTGCCGCCTGCAAACGTGACGTTACTTCCGCTTTGATTGACCAGAGCCCCGCTCAAGTGATTTCCGACTGCTGAACAGTTCGAACAGCTAACGCCCGCCGTTGCCCCGGTAAACTCGAATCCGTAACCGGTCGAGCTGAGCTCAGTGTAAACGTTGGTCAAATTGTGTGTGTAATTCGTCGCACCGCCAGTAATACTGACCTCATCGCCATGATCGCTGCCAAAGAAACTGTTCTGCAATCGAAGCGCGGCAACACCACTAGCAGCGAATCCAACACCGCCGTTGTCAAACGATGCCAAACCTTGCCAGTTACCGGCAGATTGACCCGACCCAATGACGGTAAACCCATTGCTGCCGTTGAACTGGGAGATAATATCCTTCGTCTGCCATTGAAGGGAAGAGGCGCTTGGTGATGAGAGAACAACTCCCACCGAAACGTTGCTGACCGCAGCAATGTTTTCAGCCCAGCCGTAAGCTACGCCAGCAAGGTGGATGCCGTTGTATTGGTTAGTGACGTATATATTACGAACAACGGTGTAGTTGCCAGGGTCTCCAGTATCAAGCCCATACCCATTGGTCGCTGTTACCGAACGAGTGATCTGAAAATTTTCGTATCGCTGTCCATTCAAGCTAACGTGACCAGTGATTACCGTTGACCCAGCTGATGTCGACGAAAAAATGGTTCGATACATTCCATCGCCGATGATCCCGGCTCCGTTGACTGCTGGGCCAGTTAGAGTCGAGATCTTGTATGTTCCCGCAGGAGCGTAAATCAGTGGACATGACGCGCTGTTCCACAACGTTTGGATTGCGCTAGTATCGTCAGTGCTACCGTTCCCTGTTGCGCCATTGTTCAGAACGTTGCAATTGTTGAACACAGCGGCTGAGATCAGGGTAACGTTTCCGGTCCCGGAAACCGCCGTGCCGCTGGACGCGTAATACGCGATCTGGTTGGTCGTGCCTGAGTTGACCGTTCCGCTACCGCCGCCGCCGGAGCACCCGCTGCCGTTGTCAATAATGTTGCCGTTGGCGTCGAACTTGGCGCAGTCGCCGCTCGTTAGCACGCCGCTGGTCGTTGCAACCGTCGACGTGTTTCCGCTTCTGTTCAGAGTGAGATTCCCGCCAGTAATCGTCAGCGGTGTTGCGATATTCAGCGCCAGATTGTTGGAGGTCACCGCCAAGGGCGATGCCAAATTTAGAGCTAAATTGCCTCCCGTCGTTGTGATTGGCGCGGCCAAATTCAGTTGCAGCGTGCTGGATGTTATCGTTAACGGAAGCGCGATGGTAGCGCCACTAACCGTTGTCCCGGCAGCGGCATAATACGCTGCTTGACCTTTTGCCCCTGAACTAACTGTTCCGCCACCGCCCCCGGTCGTGCATGCGCCTCCAGCATCCACGAAATTGCCATTCGCGTCGATCGAGACGCAGTGACCGTTCGTGAGTGTGCCATTAGCCGTCGCGAAGGTGTTGGTGTTACCCGACTTCGGGCAGTCCTGAACGACTCCTGTCGTGCTCCAGCACGTTGCATCGTTGTTGGTTATTCCTCCGGTATAGGTGACCGGCGCGCCACTGACCAGATTGGGATAGCTAGCGATGACATCGACAAACACCTGCCTGACATCAAAGGGCGTGATTGCTCCTGACGTGTTGTCAGGCACAAGGCTCCCCACCTCGGCATTGAGGGCGGAGGTCGACTTCGACGATCCACTCTGTGCGGATGCGACCGAGGTCGCCAGCGCAATAAGCGCCAGCGCAGCCAAAAACCGTGCGAGCATTTACGAAGAACCTTTAGGTGTTAGTGGTGTCGCTTGTTTTTCTTCTCAAGAACGGCAATCCGACGCTCTTGGTCCTTAACCACAGCGAGGAGCGCCACGGCCGAGAGCCGGTCGTATTGCACACCATCGGGGACCAGCTTGCCGTCTTTGTCTCTGATGTAGTCGGTAAACTGCGGAAACTGTTTCGCCACTTGCTCTGCCGCCAGTCCTTCGAAGCGACGCGTGTGGTCGTCGGCGCTGGCCAGCGAACGGAAATTGATCGGATCAAGTTTTAGAATACGACGCGCCTCGTCAAGCGCTACCGGCCGAATATCTGCCTTGTACCGAAGAGACGAGGTTGACCGTAGTATCTGATTCACAAACGGAGAGCTGGCGGCATTCATGTTAACGTTCGCTGAGCTCGCCGTCGTGCTTACAGCGGGAAAGAAGACGGTTGCTTGTCCTGCAACGAAATACCCGGAAGCTCCGGCTTGGTTGTAGCTATTGCGCGACCCGGAATCGGCAACAGCGGTTGTACATCCCTCTAGGATCTGAAGGCCAACAAAGTTGTTATCCGTCCCTTTGGCACCGGCCACATCAACGCAAATGCTCATGACTCCGTTGTTTGATGTAACCGAGCCGGTCCAGGTGTCGTTGCCACCTATGGTCACAATTCCGTCGGCGGTACCTGCCCCATTTCCGTTATTTATATTCGTGTACCAATAATTATCCAAAACACTGTTTGCTATGCTCGGATTAGCGGTCTGCTCCTGTATTCCAATTGAGTCAAAATTCCCAAGGAATGGAATGTTGAACCAGTTTTGAGCCACCGCATTGGACACTGTTGTAGGATTGTCTATCAACAAATCAATGGCGACATTGAGAGATGCCGCGTTTCCGTCGATTCCATCTATTATAACGATGTTGTTGACAAAGGCGCTCGTGCTTTGAGCATTTGGGTTTATGTGGAAACCATGAGCCGTTGCTGCTGCCGAGCCAGCGCCGTATCCAAGTATATAAGGTAAATGGTAGTACGATCCTTCTGAGACCTTGCTACCAAAAATAGGGTCTCCGGTGTTAGGCTTAACGAGGACAATATCCGTCATACTGGCGCCAGCAATGATTGATCCGGCGCCCCAGTCAAACTTGACGCCTTGAGCAAAGGTGTCGAATTGAATACCAGTCGTCGATGCGGAGGTTTGGAGCGTGCATCCGCGAAGATCATAGGACGAGAAAATATTCGGGCCGAACGTGACTGTAGTTGTTGCGAAGAGAGGTGTACTGCTCCCGCCTGACGGGCAGATGGCTTGAAAGTTGCCCTTATTGGCCTGCGCTGCGTTAACGCATTCCTGCAGCCCCGATGTAGTCGAGCCGGCGGTGCTGACCGTCGAGCCGCTAGGCGAAGTGCAGACCCAGCTTCCGGTCGCATGGGAAAGAACGTAAAGACCAGCGCCACCATTCGCGCTCGCCCACGTTCCGTCCGCGCGCAGGAAGTTCGACGTTCCGCCACCGGATGGCGGCGCGGCGCCGGACAGAGAGCTGGTAAACGTGTTGATCAGCGCCGTCGCCTGCGTCTGCGAGCAGGCTTGTACGACACCAGTCGACGCTGTCGGGTTACAGAGGAAGGAATCGCCGGCAATGGTGAAGCCGGAAAGCCCGGCCGATGTCACCTGGTCCCAGACAGTGTTGCCGTTCGCGTCCTGGACGATCTGCCGATAAATGCCTGATCCGTAGACGATCGCACAGCCATTGGCGTCGAGCGTGATCGGATTTGGGTTAAGGACCGTTTCGGACGCGTTCTGCCAAGTTTGTGACGGCGTCAGGGTGCCGGGAATGTAGTAGCCGACCGAGCCGCCAGCGAGCGCCTGGTTGACGGCGACGGAGGCGACCGGGACCGCAAACCCCGTCACGTTGCCGATGTTGCCCGTAGCGGCCGAAAGCACGTCACCGGCCACGTAGCCGGACCCGGCGTTGATAATCGCGACCGCCGTCACCCCGCCGCCCGAGACGGTGATATTGGCCGTCGCACCAGTACCGGAGCCGCCAGTCATCGCGACCCCGCCATAGGTCCCCGATGTGCCGTTAAAGCCCGGCGTGATCGTGCCTAGAAGGCCGACATAGCCCGTTCCGGTGCCGCCGGGGCCGCCCGACGTTGGCGCCAGCGCGGAGAAGCATTGCTCCCCTAGCGGAACCTGGACGGCCTGAGCGCGGGCTTGATGACTCGTGGCGAGGCATGCGAGAAGGCATGCAATGACCCACCACACGCAGGCGGTCCTGTTCTGGATCGTCATTTTTCTCGTATTCCAATTTTGTCGGGGAGCTCTAGGGGCTCTGCGGGCTCGACGAAGGGCGCGCGGCCAAAGCGCCGGCGGGAGCTGCGATGCCGGGGAAGGGGATCGCCGGGAGAGGCAACGGCCCGCGCAACCCGCTCTGGATCAGCAGATTGGAAAGCGCATTGCTGCGGAGCGCAGCGCTCCCGGCACGGGCCGCAGCGAGACCGCCAAGTCCTAGCAGGGCATTGCGCTGGAAATTCTCCGGATCGAACGCGTAAGTTCCGCCAAGACCCAGCGCGCCGCCGCCAAGGTATCCGAGCGTCTTCATGGCAAGAAGACGCTCGGACGTATTTGATGATCCGGGTTCCTTGAGGAAGCGCTGACCGATGCGCGCCAGATCGGCGAGCGCTCCGCCACCGCCATAGGCCATGCCACGGGTGCCGCGGCCTTCAGCAGCTCGAGCCGCGCCAAGCAATAGCGCCGGGCTGAGATCCCCGGTCGGCGATTTCTCAACAAGCGGCTGAATGGTGCGCATCGCGCGCCACTGCGCCCGCGCGGTGCGCAGCTCATTGACGAGATCCGGTGGAGAGCTGCGCTCCATGGCGTCGTCGAGCGCTTCGCGGATCTGACCGGCGTAGTATCGCATATTCGGATTCTGGCTTTGCAGCGTGCGATCGAGCGGAGCACCTCTGCGGGTTAGCGCCTGGTAGGCATCACCCGAGATGGCATTAGTCGTCGGATCAATGCGGCCGACGACATTGCGGACTTGGTTAATCAGAGGTCGCAATTCTTCTGGCGTGAGAACCTGTGCGGCGTCTTGAACGGTGTTGTGAAGGTCAATGCCGAACTGGTTGTCGGCGTTTATCGAAGTCCGTGCCGCCACACTATCGAACGCGTTACCGATCCGGTCACGCGCGTTGGCCATCACGTCAGGGGTTACGTGCTCGGCGTTCTCCCCGAAGGTGTTCGAAATGGCGCGATTGAGCCCGGTCTGTTGCGCCTCGGTGCGCGCCGCGTAGCCAGAGAACGGCATGCGCTGCAACACTGAGTCTGCGATCCGGACCATATGATTGGATGAAATCTGGCCTGCGGTTACGGGAATGTCATAGGTGTTGCGCGCCAGTCGCGCGAGCGCTGCGGTGCCAGCGTCGACCGCCGGGCTGACAATCGAGGCGCCGGCACGCGCCGCCATAGCCCCCGCTGGACCAAGGATGGCGCCTGCTTCGGCGCCGCTCTTGATTTGATCGGCTAGGGGCTGATCGGAAGCCGACGAGGTCAACGCCGCCGCTCCCGCGCCGGCCGCCGCACCACCGCCGATGACTTGCGCACCGCGGAGCAGGGCGCCCGGTTGCGCCAGTGTCTGAGCAATGTACGGGCTTGCTCGAGAGATCGCATTGACGGGAATCGCGGCAACTTCGCCCGCAGCGCCGAGCAGCGGCGCCGTACCTGCGACCTGCCCGCCAATCCGGCCGACTTCGGCCAACCGGCTATCACCAGCCGCCTTGGCATAAAGAGCGTTGTCAGCCGCAATGTCCTGACCCACGCCTCCGGCCCATGTTCCGACGTTCTCGGCCGTTGCCGGCGAGATAACGCCCAATCGTGCGAGCAGATTCGCACCGCCCGCACCCGCGCCCGCAATGCCCGTTGCTAGCGTGTCTGCGACATCACCGACGCCGCGCATAACGCCCGCACCGAGGCGCACCGCGGCATTACCAAAGCCTGGCCCGCTGCTCTCGGCTTGGAGCCTTGCGACGTACTGCGGAAGGGTCTCCTCATCACCAGGAGCGACCCCAGGCGCCCCAGAACTGGCCGTTGGTGCGGCTGGCGCGGGCGATGGCAGCGGAACGTCTTTTGGCGTGACCACGAGATGTGGGAGGTCCGGACGGCCTGTGGTCTCTGGCGCTGAGGCAGGAGCGCCACCGGCATTCCACGAGCCGAGCAGATCGTCACCAGCCGCCGCGGGCGCAGGCGCAGCTGGAGCCGGTGCACCTCCCCATGAGCCGAGGAGGTCAGGCTGTGCCTCTGCAGTGCCCTGTGGCGCATAGAACCGATGACCGCCGATGACTGCAGTCGGCTGAGCCCGAGACCAGTCCGGCGCCCGGCGTCCGAGCGCCGCCTGTCCTTGCGGCGAATAAAAGTGAGTTGCGCCTCCGGTCGGATCGCCAAGCGTGCCAGCCGCGACCGCATCGAAGATCTTGGCGTTGCGTTGGTAATCGGCGCTGCCCGGATCGATCGCCATCAGGGCGCGCGGATTGCGCGACCACGGTTCGAACTGTCCACGTGCCGTGACAACGTCGCCGACGGTCTTGCCGTAGGTTCCGGCCTTAACCCGATTAAGAATCGTTGACGCGACGGCCGCCCGGCCGGCGTCCGGATCGTTCGGGTCGACCTCGCCGATCATCGTGCGAATAGCGAGGTCACGGCTGACAGGATCGATGTCCATGCTACTTCGGCGAGATCAGACCGTTGTCGATCGCAATGCGGAGCGATGCGTTGAACTTTGCTCGCTCAGCGCCTTTGAGCGTCTTTTGCAAGGTTTGGATTTGCTTCGGGTCCATCATGTCGATGGAGAAGGCACGCGGATCAAGCTGCGTTCCGATGGCTGACTTTGCGCCTAGATAGGCAGGTCCGCCATTCTTCGCCGCCTGTTGAACCTGCGCATACTCCATGCGTCGCATGGCAATGATAGACTTAATCAGCGGAACGCCAGCAAGATCCGTCACATTCACGTTAGGGCTAGCGCCCGCTGCCGCTGCAAGGCCTTCGTTCGATTTCGGGCCGAAGTTGTTCGCTCGCTGACCGAGACCTTGCTGCAGGTACTTCTCGACCTCGGCGTAACCGGTGACCTTCGAAGGATCAACGCCAAACCATTTGGACAGGCTCGGCGCGAGCGTCTGTGCGTAAGACTCGAGCTCTTGACGCCCCTTGCTGCCGGGGCCGAACGTCTCACCTCTGGCTTGAAGCTCCTGCATTTTCGACAGGGCTTGCTGCCATGGGTAAAGATCCTGTGGCAGTCCGGCCTCTCTTGCCTGATCGGCGAGCATCGCTGCGTTGGATTCGTTCGCACCAAGGCCCAGCGTCGTCGCAGGTGCGCGGATCGTTGTCGTCCGCACCGGAACAGACCCAGCAACAGTCGGCGCTGTCATGCCGAACGACTTGTCGGTCTCCAGCGGTGTCTGCGCGGGCGCCCCGGCGTATACGTTCCCCGCCGCGGTCGTGTAAGGCTGAGCGCCCGTTGCCGGATTGGGTGGCCCAAGTGCGGGCTCTGCCGCTCTTTCCGGATTGGCAGCAACCGCCGATTCCGTTATCCCGTGCGAGATCCCGTTCGGATGACTCGTGATCCTGTCCTGAAAATGACTGATGATTGGCGCAGCATTTGGAAACATCCTCGAGAGCAACGCCGCCCGCGAGTTGACATCGTCAGCCGATGAATTCGGGTCTAGCGAACCGAATCCATTAGCAACGGCCTTAAACATCTCGTTTGTAATCTGTAACTGCAACTGCTGGCGCTGCAAAGCCTGCGTCTGCAATCCGCTCACCGTCGTCGCCAGCGACAACGGATTTTGCATCAGCAGATTTTGGTTCTGCTGTTGCTGTGGCGGCTGCGGATATAGCGCCGAGATGTCAGGCATTGCCGTAGTGACCCATCAGTCCGCCAATGTCAGTTGCATGGTTGTCACCATTTGGCGTCGGCATCTCGCCTTGACCGGCGTAGGCCGCACCGTGATGCGCCAGCACGGCGACACGCGCTTGCTGCAACTGATTCCACTGCTGGATTGCCCATTTCTTTTGATCCAACGGCTTATCCGGAAAGTCCGCCAACATCGTCACCGCCTGTGGCGCGGTCAAGATCCGGTTCGCGACGAGTTTAATTGCGCCGTCACGCGCAGCATCTCGAATGGACGCGCGGCCCAGATCCGGATTGGAGAGCAATGAACGGAGCTCTTGTCCGATCGCCGTGAAATGACGCAACGCAGCCACAGTCTGCGCATGTGTCGGCGCCGGAACGCGCGCCGCAGCAGACGCTTGTCCTGCTTGGTTCTGTTGAGCATCGGGATTAGGCGCCGGAGGCGGCGCCATCGAGAGAGCGTTAGGCAACTTGGTTGTCCTGATTTACATAAAGACCGCCCCCAGAACCGAACACGCCGCCATTGTTGAACAAGCTGCTCAGCAGAAAGGCGTTCGATACCGATCCGGTTGCACCCGTCAGGCCCCCGGCAATAGCATTTGCCGATCCAAGCGTGCCGGCCGCCTGCGCTGACCCAATGTTCGCGAGCGTGCCGGCCTGCGCATTGCCGGACGAAATAGCGCCGCCAGCAAGAGCGCTCGCTGCGTTGGCACCTGAGTTGATGAGGTTTTGTTCTATTCCGGCGTTACCCTGCAACGCCTGGATGGAGTTTTGATAGTACGTTCCGGCCAGCCCTTGATTGTACTGAGAGATTGCCGTCGCCAGAGGGCCTGTTGAACCGCCGAGACCCTGCGCCGTCAATGCGTTCTGCGCCGCCCGCGTTCCCCATTGGCTTTGAAACTGAAAGCCCGGCATTTGCTCGAGTGCAGTCGCCGCATTCGATCCCGGCGTTGTGAGAGACTGAAGCGTGTTGAGCGTATTCGTGAGATAAGGAACGCCGGTTTGGCCTGCGTTGATGAACGGCTGGAGCTCCGATTGAGCAACACCGAATAATTGCTTTTGTTGAGCCAGTCCGGCATAACCAAGCGCGGCCTGCTGTTGAGCGGCATTCTGCGCGGCACTGGACTGCATCGAAGCGCCCGCAAGCGAGCCGGCCGCACCAATGCCGGCCGCTGCTATTATGCCCGTCACCGGCATTTTATCACCCGAAAGTCCTGCAATTCAGGAAATACCTGCAACAGCGCATTGCCGATGTCGATGACGAATGGATCGCGGGCAATAGGCTGGATCGGTCCGTAGCCGGCGAACTTGGCCCAGCGGTTGTAAAGCACAATCCCCTTTTCCGGCTGACCGGAATAGATCATCGCCACGCACGCGCCGACATGGCGATCGTGTGCCGGGTCATCGGCATGGTTGGGCTCAATTTGGCCTAAACGCTTGTATTCCTGCTCGAGGCGCTCATGGAAGGCGCGACCAACGTTCATCAGCTCATCGGTTTTACGCACCCAATCATCGTATCGGAGCGCCCAGAACGATAGATCCGCCATGCCGTCAGTGGTTGGCCAAACTGCCTTGCGCTCGAATTCCTTCGTCGCGCCGACAATCTGGCAAAAGCGTTCTGCAGCCTTGTTAAACTCCGGCACGCGCGTTAACAGTGTCATGCAGTCGGTATGCATGAACATCCATCGATAGGCCGCAAGCGATGCTCTGATCGCATTTCGCCCGCGCTTACCTTCAATGAAGTTGGTATGGACCTCATAGATACCGGGCTCGAATTGAGCGAAAATGATCCCGCCGCCGTCTGCCATCAGCAGCACATTGCGCGGGTCGGCAACGATCTCCGTTACGTCGACATGATCAAGGCCCGGAATTGAGATCATCGACCAGACGGACGGATCATTGAGAATCGGATTGATTTCGCTCGCATCGAACGAGCGGCGCACCAAAGGTTGAGGCGGAGCAATCCGCGCTTCACCGCTCATCGCACGCGCCTTGCTTGGATTGTGCCGTATGCTGTACACGTTAACGTGAAAAAGGATTCAGCAACCAAATAGACTGTCGTAGTTCCCGAAAGACTAAAACGCACAGGCGGTATGGGAATCGATACGTCACCAACCGGTGTGCCACTTGTATTGTACGCAAACTGCGTAGTAGCTCCAGTTTCTAACAAGGGCAACGTTGCCGAGGTACTCGAAATCCCTCCTTCAAAATTAAAGGCACTACCAGCCGAGCTAAAGACAGCCGTGCCCCACACATCCCAATCGCCGGCTGAAAGGGATATAGATGTAATGTTAGCGGGCGTGGAAGCCGATAAACTTATCGCGCTACCGGCCACAACTGTTGAACTGACATACTCCCCAATGTTGCCGGTGCTCGCGTTGTCGTTTGTGTTCGTTCCAGGATACTGACCAGCGGTAGAATTCAGATCAGCGCTAGCTATCGTGCGAAACGACGGCGATCCGCTGGAGCCGTTCGGAGAGGCATAGAACTCATTGGCCGACTGAGAACCAAAGCTGAAATCGTTCGCCGTCAAGGCACGAAATGTCGGAATACCGCTTGATCCGTTAGGAGATGCAAAAACCTCATTGCCGGGTTGCGATCCAAATGAATTTCCGTCGAGCACATCCCACTCGGGGACCTGTACCCCCATTCGCAGAACGCGATAGTGCGCTCCAGGCGTAAGTCCGGACCAGCCGTTCGTCGCACGGTAGAGCATTGATCCGACCACATTGGTGATCTGATCTAAGAGCCCCTCAACCCCGCCACTTGAGCCTCCGGTCCTCTGCCACAGATTGAGGAAAAACGAATACCAGCTTTGCGTGGGAATGCCGCCCGGCCCCACCATAGGGACCGCGGGAACACCAGGAACGCCTTGCTGTAAATTCTGAGGCATCAGGCCGCGTGCTTGATCGGCTCGATATAGGCGCCATTAAGCGCGGACGGACCCGGATAGGCCCACATAAGCTCAAACACGCGGTCGCGCGCCATACCGAGTCCGCGCCAGCGCATCATCGAGCGGTAATTACCGGAGCTGACGAGGCCCTTTTGGCGATAGTTACTCCACGTGTTGCCGCCATCATTGCTATAGCGCATGCAGAGCATGGGATTGTTGACCGTTATCGTGGCGCCACCGCCGCTGCTGGCTAGAGGGCCAAACCCGGAGCTGAATCCTGACGACCACGGACTACCGCCGCCTCCCCCGCCGCCGGCTGCCGTAGTCACCGGCGTCGTTCCGGTCTCGAAATCAGCAACGAACGCGGCGTAAGTGATGTAATGGAGGTCCGACAGCTGGTGCGGGAAGCTGCGCTTGAAGACGATCGGCTGCCCGTTGTCGGTGTAGGTGGCGGGATCAAGCGCGTAAATCTGTCCGGTCTGCCAGTCCTGCCCGATGATTGCCGACGCGTACCCGCCCGCTACGCCGACCGAGGCGTAGAATGAAACCCGCTCGCGATTGATCGCGCCGTTATTGTCGATGTAGGTCCGCCGATGCCACTGGTGGGTTGACAGGTCATAAGCCCACGATCTGTTGGCGGTCGGGAAGTGAAAGACAATAAACGTGTGTCCGGCCTGCTGAAACGAACCGCCTATGGCATCCGTCACGTTTGAATAAAGCGACCACTCCCATTCGAGCGCGCGCGTTGAGATCGCCTCAACACCGTAACCCTTGGTCTTTAGCGCGATGATCTTTCCCTGCTCGTTACTCGAAAGCCAGTACAGATCAACGTCAGCCTGCGCGAGACTATACGGCGCAATGCAGCCATAAGGGACAAAAACGTTAGGCCATTCCTGATAGGGAAACGGCGTCGAGCCGGCGTTGTACCAAATTTCGCTGTTGCGCGTTCCGATCAGCCACGCTTGCCGAAGATTGAACGCCAGCGTTTGGATTGGGTCCGGCGTCGAGTCTTTGTTCGCTTGAACAAGAGCGTTGAATGTGACTGCATTGGAGTCGGAAAGGTACCACCTGTTCGTTCCAGGCGCCGCAAAGGCAAGGAACGTATCCGCAAAGTCGACCCGATTTGATCCGACGAAGGTGCCCGTTCCGTCTGAAATCTGCGAATAGGCGTTCGTCGCTAATGTGATCTGCCATCCATTGGGAGATCCATCGACAATGACTGCAGTCGTTCCGTTATCGGAAAGAGAGACCGGCGTTGATGCGGTGCCGACTTGGCCGAGCAGCATGAAGTTCCAGTTTGGAGTGATATAGTAGACGTTCTGACCCACTACAGCGTAAAGCTGGCCCTGCGAAGTGACGAAGATCCCGCGACCGGCACCCGTGACGCTCGGCGCGCCGAGAGGCTTGAGGCCGTACCGTGGATAATGCGTGACTGGAACCGGAGATTGGCTCTCCTGCGGGTTGATTTCCGGAAACAGATTCTCGCAAATCAGATAGTTCGCAATCGAGCTCCGCGCCTGGTAAGCGCCGCCCGTCAGCGGAACGAGTTCCTCGCTGCGCACTATACGTCCATCCCATCGGCAAGGTCATGAATTGCCTTGTTGACGGCCTTTTGCGCAGCAATTTTCACCTGAAGCTTGGTCACCGCCGCAACGCTATCGGCGTTGGCAGCATTCATCTCTGCAATTACAGCCTTTAGAGACTGAATCGTCGCAAGCGTCGTCGCTGCCGTCGACTTGGGCGGCGCCAAGGAGGTGCCAGGCGCGATCGGCGGCGCAGGCGGTGGAACAGGCGGGAGGATCTCCACGGTCGGTGCGGGTGTCACGGCGGGCTGGGGCATAGGGGGCATAGGAGGAGGCTCTGAACGTGCTTTGACCCACACGGCGACCGCCTGCGGGTCGTCCCACTGCAGCGTCAGGCCGGCCTGGTCCGCAGCAGCCTTGAGCGCTTCCGGCGTGTCATAGGTATTGCGCGAGCGCGGCGAATGGCCTGCAGGAAAGAGAGAGAGATGAAACTTGCCAGCGTCGAGCCAGCCGTAGGCGGTGGGCATTACCAGGTATCCGAGCGGTAATCATATGCCCGATCGCCGGGCCGCCGCAGCTCACGAGGATACTTGAGCGTCGGCACCTGGAAGTTAGCTTTGCGAATGATTTCTTTCGCCTGCGCGGCAAGTTCATTGATGGTTGGATCGGGCGGCATTTGAAAGGCGGCCTTGAGCCGCCGCACCATGTTCCACTCGATACACGCCTCGTATTCAGGTGGAAAGTAGAGTGCCTGCTGCAGACTCGAAAACTGGTTCAACGTTTGCTTGACGAGAATGTGCAGCTCGTAAATTGAAGCTTGCGGCACCGGCCAAGGCAAAAGAAAACCCACAGGCCATTGCGGATCGTAGAAGATCGCATTCGAGAACGTACCAAGCGTCTTGATCCGAATCGCCGCGTAGTCCTCATGCGCATTGATGATCTCTAGCGGCCAGTCGAAGGGCTGCGCGCCATTTGAGTTCGGCTGCCGAAGGAACGAATACTCCAGCCGATCTGGTCGCGGATTGATGTTGAACTGCTGCTGGTAACCAACCGTGTAAGAGATCGCACCGGTTGAGACAACGTTGTAATCCTGCAGCGCATAGACCATGTACCGCTCGTGCTGCCACTGCGCGAGCATACGGTTTGCGAGATGGAACGCCTTGTTAAGAATAGGCTGTTCCATCGCCTCGTCTATACCGATGATCCCAGCCGTCACGAGGGCATCGGTCAAGATGCCCCCGACAGTTGACGGTTGCGGATTAGTGACGGGAACGTTCACAGAAGGCCAAGTTTGCGCTTCAAGGTCTCATTCGACCAACGGCCATCGACCTCGATGCCCTTCTCAACAGCCAACTCCTCGAGAGCTCCGCGTTCCTCCGCAGAGTCAGCCTTTGGCTCCGCAGGCTTTGCGACAAGCGCGCTGGTGCTCTGGCCGCCATTCATGGCCTGCATAACCGCCGCAACGATCCCGCCGATAAGGTTCGCATCAACCTTGCCGCCCGTATTCTGCGACACGAGAAGCTTGATATTGTCGTTCATCTGCTCGGCGTGAGACTTCACCGGCAGCGACTTGCCAACCAGGTTCGGCGACACATCGAACGGCACAGGTCCCCAATCCGGCCCGTGCTCGATCACCTCTTCCTTGGATTTGACGATCTTCGACTCGCGCGTCTTGTGATTGTAGATCCACGCAGGGAAAGGCGCGAAGCGATACGGCCGGAAGTATTGCCTATAATGCTTGTGTTTCCGGAGATTGGCGTAGTCCGGAATCCGCGGCGGATCGAGATCGGGCTGATACTCATCAGGCGACCCAGAGGGCGCGTTTGTCCACTCGCCCGGCTGCCAGTTCGTGGCGTCAGTGCCCTTGCCCCAACCGAGGGCATCGTTGTCGGCATATTCAAGAGCCACGAGCCACCTCTTCTTCCTCGTGACTGTGAACGAGCACAGTCACGACACCATCGCGCGCATGGAAATGCGTGTAGCCCGGAACGCTGACCTGCCCGTCAGCGCGTCGGACGATACGGTTCTCATGCGGAGTGACCCATTTAGGCCACTCCGCAACCAGTTCATGAGACATGGATCACCCGTTAGATGCTGTCCGCGACCTGCACGCCCCACTCCGGGCGCACATAGTAGTAGCCAAACAACACGTCCAACCGGTCAATAGGCTGGTCGGTGCTTGGCTCGTAGCAAACAATCGACCGCAGCGAGCACTTATCGAACTCGTGCCGCGCTGCTTCGATCACACCCTTGCCGCTAGGCGGCATCCAGAGCGGAGCAATGACCAGCGTCACCATCTCGCGCTGAAACGCGATCGACTTGCGATAGGTGACGCTCGCATTGGCAAACGGCGTTACAGTGGCATTCGCTGCCGGCGATGCGGTCACCGTCTGGTAGGCCTGCGCGGTATAAGGAAGGCCCGCATAAGGCGACGAGTTGAGCGGCGGAATCAACGCCGGATAGATTGGGATCGAGGTCGCACCGCTCGCCACAGGCGCAGTCACCACGAATTGGCGGAGCTGTCCGGTCGATGCAAACGTCACCCGGTTGACGGCATTGACGCCGGCAATCGTGATCACATCGCCCTGGTTGAGCGTTCCGGAGAGCGCCGAGATCGTGATCGACGTTCCGGTCTGATTGGCACCAGATACCGTCGCCGAGCTCGCCGAACCAGTCGTGTGCTTGATGACCGTCTGGTCCCGGAACATATCGAACCCGAGAGCCTGCTTCATCATGCCAGTTTTGAATTGCTGGCCGATTTGCGGCTGCGGATTGAACAAGCCTTGCAAGGCCAACGTAAGCTTGGCGTCGGTGTGCGGATCGTTCGCTACCTTGCGCGCGTCCATGGTACCCATGTCAGGCGCAGAGTTATCGTCGAGCAGAGCGCCCGCCGTCAGGATCGGAGCCGCCGTGACCGCGAGAATGTTGTTGTTCGCGTCCACATTGGCCGCCGCGCCTGATACACCGCCTTCCGAGCCCTGCATGATGGTCTGCGCAACGTTGCCGCCGAGCTTGACCACGCGGGGCATGACGAACCGCTCCGCATAGTCCTCAATCGATAGCGTCCGCTCTGCGGTGGTGAAGGCAATATCCACGTGCCGCTGTGTGGCGACCGTCAGCACGACTTGCTGCTCAACAGTGTCCTGCAAAGAAATGCCAGGACCGTCCGTCACCGAGTAGTCGTTCGGGATACGGATGCGCAGCTGCGCGCCGATCTTGGCGCCTTCGATGCCAAACTGGTCATCGTAGTCGCGGTTGATGCTCATCATGAACAGATTCGAGTTCATGAAGAGTGGTATACTATAGCGTGTGATCATAGAAACGGTTAACAGAGAGTTGGCCATGGGGCTTACCTCTTCGCGTCACCTCAAGACGCCACGTGTTTGGAAAGCGGCCAGGGCCGCAGGTTCATTTCGGTTCCCGAACCGATCAAATAACGGGTGCGATTTTCTTAGGATCGCCACAGGCTTAACGGCGCCAAGGCTTGCCGGGCTCTTTGCCAGTCACGCGTGCCGTCAACGCGAATTACGGCCTGATGCGCTCAGTGAAGCGGCGGAGGTCGAGCCCGCTTACGGCCTTGTGTACATGGTAAACGTGGGCAAAGTGTACGTAGGCGTGAACGTTTACCCAGTTCCTGCCCATGTTTTTGCCAGCGTTTAACTCATGCAAAAATCTTGAGACGCTTCTGACCTTCGCGCTTAAACCAGCGCTCCCACTCGGCGTCGTTCATCTTCGCGTCGCCTTCCGGCGTCGTCGGATCGATCTCCGGCGGCGGCTGTGTCGCCTTCGGTACGGGTGCCGGCACAGGCGCACGGCTAATCGGATTGGTCGGTGCCGCGGCGGGCGCGGCCTTCGGGGCCGGTGCGGTCATTCGAGTCAACTCCATGATGCGTTGCCGCGGCGAGAGGCCGGCGAGCGACATCGCCCTGTCCGGATCGCGCGCAATCGTGGTGAGCAGGGCGTGAGCGTTGTCGCGGTCGACGGCGAGCACATCGGCGATAAAATCGTCATTCACGCAGCCAAAAGACTGCAGGAGCCGTGCCGTCTCATCGAAGGCGTTGCGACCAAACTCCGCGTACCCCTTAGCAATGATGGTGTCGCGTTCTTGGGCGAGACGGAGCTGCTCGGCGCGCGCATTAACCGCGGCGTCAAAATCCTGCGACGGACGAGCAGGCTGGCGAGCAGGCGCGTGTGTGGTGGTCTCGGCCGGTTTGGCAGGGTCCGCGGCCGGCTGGGCCTGCAGGCGAGCAATGAGGGCCTCAGCCTCGGCGGCCCGAGCCTCTGCGGTCCGCGCCCGCTCCTCGGCGCTGGCGCGCTGGTCAGAGAGCTGCGAAACACGGTTGAGGAAGACGCCCTTGGGAACCGTGTCATCGGCCTTGACCTTTGGCTCCGGTGCGGGCTCCGGTTCGGGAGCGGGCTCCGGCGCGACCGCGACGGGCTCCGGAGGCGCGGCAACAGGCTCTGCCGGCTCGGCAGCGGTGACTTCTTCACTCATAATTCACCTTCGCAGTTGCAGCCTTTACCGCCCACATTGCCGCTTCCTCATAGGCAGTCTGCGCTAGAGCAACCAAACGCGGCTCCGTCCCTTTCATGTTCTCGCAAAGGTCAATCAGTTCAGCGGTTTTGTTTTTAAGCTTGTCGACAAGTTTGTCGTCGCTCGGATTGAATTTAGTGCGAACTCTATCCTCACCAATTGTCATAACATCTCCTAATACGCGGTTGAACTGAGTAGCTTGCGCATCAACGATGGCTCGGCATGTTCGCCGTACGTCTTCGCGATTTCGCGGTTTTCGAACTTGTCGCCTTCGAACTGCTGAGTATTCGGTGCAAGTTGGATCGGAGCGGCTTGGGACCGGGCGCCAAGCATCGCCTGGATGATCAGCGCTTTATGGATGCGATCCTTGTCGTCCTCGGAAATCTTCGGACTGGTGAGCATCTCGCAATAGAGAGACCGAACATGCTCGACGAAGTGCTTCCAGGATTGCGCGACGAAGACGGCTTGCGGGTCGCGGCCGACGCGCAGGCCAACTTCGGCCCATGCCTTGCGGAACTTCACCGACCGATTCCGGTCAAAGAACTGGCCCGCGTACTCCTCCGCGTCCCGGCGCACCATGTTGCATAGCGCGCGGACTTGCGGCCCGCTTAAAAGCTGGCCGTCGACCATCATCGGCTTCATGGAGAATTCGGCTTAATCAACCCGGACCAGCCCATGCTGAAAGGCTCCATCAGCATCTTGGGATTCTTCGACAGCTCGAGGATTCGCTCGTTCTTGGCAATGAGCTGATGCTGCGCTGCGATGAGTTCATTGTTGGAGACAATGATCATCTTCAACGCAGCCTCGAGCTCGTCAGCGGCGCGATTGATCAAAGCCCGATCTGCGCCAGAGCAGCGCAGCTCTCCGGCCAGAATGCGCAGTTCGTCGAATGTGTCACTGCTCATTTAATGAATGCCCTGGATTCCAACGCTATGACCGCTCGAAATGCCGTCAAAGCCCACAGTTGTTGTGCCGGTTGACTTGGCACCGAATGCCGCTTCGAACACAATGACACTTTGCGATCCCGCAAAATTCCACGAAGCAACGGCCGATCCAGGCGTTGCTTGGATGGAATACGAGTCACTGTTCTTGACCCCCCACTGATCCAAAGAATTGAATCCGTTAATTGGATTGTCCTGAATTGAGGTCCCGGAACTTATCCAGCTATAGACCAAATCGTTTGGAATAACTGTGGTAATGGTTGGAGAGGAAAGCGTGGTTATATTAGGCGTCGTAAAATAGGCAGAGACGACAGCGCCACCGCCGTCAACGCTGACAGATGACTTGCCTGGAGGCGGCGCAAATTCAACGATCGTTCCAGCCATAACCGCAGCTGCGGCTTGCGTGATTGTGAACGTTTGTGGCGTTGTCGAAAGAGGCGCTCCGGTCCACCAGATTGAGTGCGAATTGCTGCTCGTCAGCACATCCGCGGTATAGTTGCCGCCGAGATTGTCCGCTATCGATACCAACGTTCCCACAGCCCCGTAACCGCCGACAACAATGTCCCCAGGCGTCACAGGATTGGGAAATGTGAGAGAAATGGAGGTGACATTGCCTCCAGTGACGGGAAAAAGTCGACGCTGCACCGGCACCCACGAAGTAGCGCTTTTAGGCGCAATGCCGAACGCAACGCCCCATACCTCAGTTGGCCCTGTCCAGGTCGCGACATCCGCATTGCTCGCCGTCGATTGAATCAGATACTCAGAAAAGATGCTGTTGACAGTATCGTCTATTCCTAACGCGTATCCCGCGCCGTGAGTGAAAGCGCCGCTGGTAATCACCAAGCTCCAAATCAAAACATCAGTATTGATATTCTGAAACTGCGACGATGAAGTTCCATTGAGACCTTGCGTGCTATTTGATGTCAGCGAAACAAAGCAGGTCGTTCCATCAAGAGATATATTAGAAGTGCCCGTAGGCGGTGTGAACTCCTCGATTCCCTTGAAAAAATAGGTAACCGGCGTGGCGCTTAGTGTGATTGTAATGGTGGTTGGACCGTTGGTCAGAAGGCTATGCGACTTGTACCCGGCAACCGCAAACCCGCCATTATCATCAGCGGCCGTTATATCGTACTTGTTGCTCTTGTCATCAGTCACGCTGACCAGATAGATACCGCTATCCATGACCATCCCGCCGACAACAATATCTCCGGACGTGACAGCGGAACCAAAGCTGATCGTGTGAACTGCCGTGCTAAACGCGGAAGTGCCCTGAACGCGCGTCCAATCGGCAGCGAGCGCGCTTCCGCAAAAAAGGAAAGCCGAGAGCAGAAACGCTACGCTATTGCGTATCAACATACAGCGTGTCGCTATTGCTCGCGCAGGTACCAATGATCGCATCGGAGGGGACAAACGGTTCATACCGCTGGAACGAGCCGCCTTGCGCTAAGAGGATCGACTCAGCCTTGGTTGCGTTGCCAGCAGTAATCGCCGTTCCGCCACTCGTTCCGAAGGCTATCCAGCAGTTATCGCTGTTGGTATTGTTGTTCTGGATGGTGAGCGCCCGGCGCGGCGATGCGTTAGTGGAAGTTGCCGCCGCTGCCGCCAACACCTGCTGAAATGTGTTCCCCGTCGTGATCGTGACCGATCCGTTAATGGTGGTCACGTTCTGCGGAGTGATCTGGATCTGCTGTTGCGCTGCTGCCTGACCGGCAAGCAGCACACACGCCAGAGCCAGAGACGCGGCGAGTCTCATCACTTGCCCTTCTTTGGATGCTGCACCACACGCCCCTTCATGCCGCTGGGCGGCTTGGGCGTGGAGCTTTTGACCTTGGACGGAGAGGCCATCGCTGGCTTGACCTTCGTCGAACCGCCGCCGCTATTGCCTTTCATGGGAGTCTCCTACTTTTTCTTCCGTGGGATCTTCGCGCCCGACTCGCGCGCTTTGCTGAGGGCGATTGCAACTGCCTGCTTTTGCGGCTTGCCGGCGTCGACCTCTTTGCGAATGTTCGAACTGATCGTCTTGCGCGACGTTCCGGACTTCAGAGGCATCTTTTTGCGCTTTCGCTTCGGCTTTGGGAAAAGTCTGACCAGCTTGTCCCAGTCCTTGACGGACATTTAAGACGAACCGTTCGCTCCGTTGCTCACCGAGGGCTCGTTCGCCTGTATGATGAGTTGCGAGAGATGGTCGCGCGTCTGCATCTCTATGTCGTGCTCCATCTCGGCGCGCTGCGCCGGGGTGAGCATGGCCGTCGTCAGGAACTTGATTTGCGCTTCGAGCCGCTTCGTATCGGCGTTGTAGGCCTCTACGTCCCGCAGTTCCTGCTTGCCCTTGAGCGACAACTTCATCTCGGCAAGCTTCTGGAGCAACTCGGAGTTCATGCCGACAAGCTTCTGAATCTGTTGTTGAGCGGCTTGCGATTGCGGATCGGCGCCATCGGCAAACAAGTAGGGTTTGGTTGCCTGGATCTCTTTCTTGAGCCGCTCTTGGATCTCCAGCGCGCCAGGGAAGTCGCCGTTTTTGAACAGCAGATCGCCAATGACCGCGACGAGTTCCTTGCTCTGCTGAATGATCATCGCAATCGCATCCCACGCCTGCTGGCGCTGCGTCGCGTAGTTCGGCCCCGGATCGCTGATGACCTCGTATTCCCCAACCGCCGGATTCATTACGATTTCTTCTGCGGCGTCGGCCTCTTCCTTCAGCTTTTTGACGGCCTCCTGCATGTCGGGATCAATGCGGATTACCTGCCGCGTCCCGTCCGGCGCCTCGACATGAAGAATGCGTGCGGTGTCGTAGATCTTCGGGATGAGATCAATCAGCTGTTTTCCGAGATAGCGGTATGCATCGTACTGATGCTCGATGAAGTGGTAGGTGGCCGTGTCGCCCTGCCTCTGCCGCTCAGCGATAGCCTTGCCTGACGCGGCGCTTTGTTGATCTTGTTCACCAAGCTGGGCCTGCCATTGGCCACTTACCATCATTAACTGCCTTTCCGCATCAGCCATTCCTTGAGCAAATACTGGTGCGGATTGCGGCGGGTCTTGCCGCTTCGGCATTTGGACTTCGCGACCCTCTTCCCCCTCTTCCTTAACGAAGTCGGTATAGCCGAGATAGGCGTAGTCCTGGACGTTGGCAGTCGCCCACTGCTCCTCATTCGCCTCAAACGCTTTCATCGGCCCGATATACGGCGTTCGCGATTGCAGCGCGCCGAACTGCACCTGTCCGCTCGCGTTGTAATTCAACATCTGTTGCGGCGAGACCATCGCGCGAGTGTGACCCTTGAGGTCTAACTTGCCTTCAATGATCGTCTTCTCACCATAGAGCGGAATGATCGGGATATATCGGCCCGCCCAATCGCCGCGCTTCAAGATCCAGTCGCCAGCGATCCGGTACCACTTGACCGATTGCGTGATGACATCACGGTACTGGCCGTCAAGATCACCGTTGTCGATCTGCGCAATGACTGCCTCGACCAGCTCCGGCCCGGCTTGCTTCTCAAGCTCGCTCCGATGCCCGTGGAACATGCTGCCATCTTCCTGACGGAAGGCGATCAGCTCGTCATTCTTGCTCTCGCGCTCGTAATACATGGCAAGCAGGACGTGCTTTTCATCCATCCACAGCTTGTCAAACCCGAGCGTCGATTGCGTGCCGTAACCGTTGGACGGAGCGCCGATCTTGTCCTTGAAGCGCGGATATTCCTTGTTAAACTTGTCCCGCGCGATGATTTCGAAGATGAAACCAAACTCCGCGTTGGACCCGTCGCCTTCTTTCGTCGCTTCCGGATCGATGTAGACCGACCGCGGGTCGACCGAACCGCGGATGTAGATATCCTGGTTGAACGACTTATCGTCCACGTAGTCCGTTTGCAGATAGAAATACCCAAGTCCGCCGTCTATTTGCTTCACGATCTGGCCACGATAAACCGCAGTCGCTGTCGAGATGTACTCGATTCGGTTGATAAGGGCCTGGTAACCTTCCGCCGCATCAACCGTCGCGTCGCCACCCGTTGGCCGAACCCGAATCGACGCTTTGTGCTCCATGCTCTCGTTGGCGATCATCCTGTTATGAACTTTGGTCTTATTGATCGTCAGGCACGGCTTACGCTGCACGTCACGGTCGGCATAGATCCGGTCTGGCCATTGCCAGTGGTTGCGGTCGTCTGCGTTCGCGAACTTGGTGTCCTCAAGACTGCGACCGTAAGCCTCCTCATACCAAGTCTTGCAACGAATAAACCGCTGCTTGGCACGATGAATGATGCGCTTATCGCCGCGGAGCGACGGGTCGTCGTCCTCTCCGTAGTTATCAAGCGTTCCCACGTCACACGCCTAGCCAGCCTTGGCCCGGTGGAATATCGAACGGCACAGAAGGCACGGCCGGCGTCGGAGGCTTCTTCTTCGGCGCAGTCTCGTACCAACCGCTCGCGAACATGCGCAGCGCATCGGCAGAATGCGATGCCCAATCATGATACGGCTCATTACGGAACGCACGAAGCTTCTCGTCCCAGAGGCGCCGGTAGTTGCGGAGCGCGTCGAGCCCCTTCTCGCAATGCTTCTCGTCAATCCACGTCATGTTGAGCATACGGCGCGTGGCGTTAATGCCGTCCATGACGCTGTGCTGATCAACGACGGTCACTCTCACGCCGAGATTGCGCAAAGTCTCCTTTCGCGATCGGCCACCGTTGCCCAGCTCGCGCACTTCGATGTCATGCGGGAAAAAATGCTTCCCGTAATTGAAGCCGCGCTCATTTTGCTTCTGCTCAAGCACCTTGACGTAATCCTCGAGGCCTGCTCCGGCTCCGTCATGGTAGTCGACGAGGCGATATTCGCGGCCGGCGATCTGAATGAACCAAATAACGGTCGAATCGCGCACGCCGAGGTCCCAGGCAGTGTGAACGGCGATCGATCTATCAATCGGAACCTTGCCGATACGCCCTTCCTTGGCCGCACGATTGAGCCACGGACCATAAAGGGAGCCCAAAAGCGCCGCTTCGAAGCTGCAGTTGTACTCCTGATCGAAAAGCGCCTGACCTTCATCGTCGCCGTAGTCGTGTTTGTACTCGCGGAGCTCCATTTGGAGCTGTTCTTCGGTGAAAACGCCCGTATCCTCGGCCGAAAGGACCTGTCCAAACCATCCATTTTCGCTTTTTGCGAGGTCGAGCGTCTTTCTGGCGTGGTTTGAGCCACGCGGCGTGGTGATAAAGATCGCCCAGCCGTCGTTTTCGATCAAAATCGGCCGCAGAAAGGCCCATGCGTTCGGGTCCGCGAGCGCCCATTCCGAGAAAACGACACCAGCCGGCGTGCTTCCGAGCAGGCTTTCATAGTTGTCGGAGCCGACGACGCGCCAGAGTGACCCGTTCTTGAAAACGATCGCCATATCGTTCTCGCGGGTCTTCTCGCGCATCTCCATCGGGAAAGCCTGATCGATGCGTCGGCGACCGGTATGCGGGGAAACCGCGTCCCAGATCGCCTTTCGACCCTGCGCGCTCTCGGGCAACATATGCCAGTATTCGCCGACACGGTTGTGAGCGGCTTCGGCGGTCCAATTCAGCGCAACATCGTCCTTTCCGGAACGGCGATGCCAAATTGCACACGCCCGCTTCCCGCCGTTCCGGAGGTACTCCCAGAGCGGGCGCTGGTAGTCGCGCGGATTCCAGTGCCGAAAGAGCGCCAATTTCGATACATCTCGCTTGGCGACGCGCGCATGGTGCAGCAACGCATCGAGTTTGGCCTTCTCCTCGGCGTTCATTGACCGCACGTGCTGCAATGCCTCTTCGAACGTCATCGGATCATCAGGGTTCCGACATTGGCAATGAACGGGAAGGTAAACGTCTCACCCGTGACTACTGGCGTTCGGCCGCTAAACGGCCCATAGGGCGGTCTGGGTACGCCTTGCGGGCCGAGGACGGTAAAGACACCGGTACGCGGAGAAGCGCGCTGAATGAAGCCGTATGGCGGCCTGGGAACCCCTTGCGGGCCGAGGACCGAAACCAGCCGGATCGTCTGCCGGCTTGCGTAGCTGCCATATGGCGCCTTGGGATAGCCGCCCGGCCCAAGGACGCTTTTGGTCATAGGACCGAGAACGTGTCACCCGCGCTCGGTGCGGTCGTCAGCGCGCCGGGCGCGCTCGTGGAGATCGTCGGCGTTGAGCCCGTAGTCGACGCGGTGATCGTCATCGCCTGACCCTGCAGCGCCGCCGTGGTCGTATTGCCCTCGAAGATCAATGTGCGGCCGATAAGCTGGCCGGCAGCATTGAGGCTCGTCGGATTGACGATCGATGCGCAGACGACTGCCGTTGTGGTCGACCCGGACCCTACCGTGCCGGTAACGATCGTCTGCGTCGACTGCCCTAGCTGCGCGCCACCGGTTGCGGAGCCGTTAATCGAGGTGACATCGACCTGTTGCAATCCTGCAGCGTCGGTGAAGTCCGGGTGAAAATCGACGTTTACCGGGACCGCATTGGTCGCCGTGAAGACAAAACCAACATCGGTCGCGTTTGTTTCCGCCTGCGTCGGGGCGTAGTTATATTGGCCGTTGCCCGCCTCAGTAACCGTGCCGCCGCCGCTCGCCTGTGCACCGTTGTCCTTGGTGACATTGACCGAGACGGTTGCGCCCGTCAGCGGCGCACCATTGGTTGAGTTCACAAGGCAGATCGTAAAATTCTGGCTTGCAACGTTCTTGCGGAGCGAGGCCATTAGGTAGCAATCCCGCCGACCACGACGTTCGCGTTTGCAGCCCAAGCCACCTGGAACCGCGCGGTTATGCTGCCGAAGAGAACGATATTCCGGAAGTTGACGTGCGCCCAGACACCCGGATCGTCAATGTCTTGTTTCCAGGGCTTAGGTTTTGAAGGCGTCTGTGCGGTGAGCTCACGGAGGAGCAGGCTCGGAACCGGCTTGGCATACCAGTCCGGCTCATCGAAAGTGGAAGTCCAGAACGATGGCCGGGCGACCGGCGCGAATTTGATGTCCGCAGCGCCGAGAAATCGCTGAACCTGGACCTGCCTATCCCATGCCGGCGGATCGTCAAGAGCGAACGGCCAGAAATGCGGTACTTGCGGATTCTGGATGACGAGAGAATTGAACGCCGTGATGTTCTTGTGAAAGGCATATTGCCAGGTCGACTCGTCGTCCTGAGTGTACCGCGGCCCCCAAACCGGAGTGGGCGGCTGACCTCCCTCAGTGACGAGACGAAGCGTATCATTGGGTGTTGGTTCACCCACCCACTCCGACGCGTCATCACGCCAGAATGGCCCAAATGACGGCTTGAACGGCGTTCCGCCTTCGGTGAGAAGCCGTAGCGTATTATCGCTTGTCGGCCTGCCAACCCACTCCGCCGCGTCATCATTGTTGAATTCCCAAAACGATGGCCTGCGCGGAGTGCTAGGTATGAGAAGCGTGAGATTGCGCTGAAACGCATAAGACCAGCCCGACGCATCATCTTGCGTGTATCTCGGCAGCCATTCCGGAGTGGGAGGCTGGCCCCCTTCCGTGAGCAGCCGGACCGTATTGTTCGCTGTCGGATTGCCGGTCCAAAATGCCTGGTCATCCTGTCCGAACGGCCAAGGAACTGGAACGAAAGGATTACCAAGAGTGGAGAGAGTTCGTCCGCGCGGCTGCGCTTGCCAAGCCGCGGCATCGTCTTGATCAAGCTTCCACCTGTTCGGAACAAATGGCGTAGCTGAGACGACCAGATTGCGCTGATAAGCGAATTGCCATCCAGCCGCGTCGTCCTGATCGAACCTCCAACGGCTAGGGATAGACGGATTCGATACGACCGCACTCGTATTGGGATTGCGCTGAAAGGCATATTGCCAACCGGCAGCATCATCTTGGGTGTATCGCGATCTCCAATCAGGCTGTTTAGGCTGTCCACTATCGGTAAGATACCGTAATAGCCAACTGCCTGGCGGCTGATAGTTCCAAACCGACGCATCGTCTTGTGTGTAGCGCGGTCGCCAGTCTGGTTGCTTAGGCTGCCCACCCTCGGTAAGGAGGCGAAGTGTCCCATTTCCTCTCGGCTGAGGACTCCAAACCGCGTCATCTTGACCAGTAAGAACATAGCGAGTCGCCACACCTTACATCCAGTTCTGATGCGGCAGCAATGTAACATTGGTTGAAACCACGGGCTGAACCGACTCCGTGAATGTAAGAGCCGTCGATGACGTGTCTGAGCCGTTAGACGCAGATGTAATTCCCCAGTTCCAGTCCTGCGTCGCGGTAGTCGTATAGCGGACGTGCCCGACGCAGTCGGAATTATCCATTTGATCCGCGTCGGTTTGGCCTGACCAATACACCAGGTCAAACACCGCACCGCTCGGCGCCCCGGAGGCCATTCCAGTTCCAGGCCCCGTTGCAAGGCCGGCACCTACGATCGAGATTCCTGGTGCGCTGTTTGGGGTGATAACTGGGTTGTTGTGATCGATAGTCCCAGAGCCGTCAACAGCAGTACCATTGGGATTGCCTGCCGCATTGTCGAGCACTCCCGCGTTGGCAATATCAAAGAACCTCATAGAAAGATGCGCTGGCTGTGAAGCTATAGCGGACAAGGTGAAGGTTATTTTGTTGTTGTTCGATGGCGTCGCTCCTGTCGCGTAAAATACAAACGGATAGGAGGACGACAGCGCACCGTTAACGTAGGAGTTGCTATTCGTGTCGCTGACCGATCCCATCGTAAGTTGGCTCGCGTCAACAACGGTTTGCGCGATCAGCAGGTTACCGTCGCACGGCATCAATCGGGTAAATGTTCCATCGCTGGGATACCACGTTTGATGCAGAAGACGAACGACTCTCACTTGATTCGGCGGAGGATTCCCCGCACTGGCAGCTTTCAGTGCAACCGCAATCAAATTGTAACCGCCCCCAGGTGGCGACGACTGCGTAACGTTGAAACCTGGATTGATGGCCCCATTCGTCGATTGCACAAAATATGACGCCGCATTGACGTTAGTGCTCAGGTTGTTCGCGTGAAGCAGCGAACCGCTTCCCGAAACCGACATGGCCGATGCCGCGCCCTCCGACCCAGACGGATCGTTAGGAAATAGGTAGCAAAGGATTATGTGCCCGCCATTGGCATCATTGTTCGTTGTCGGCGTGAATGATCCAGTCTGATACGGACTTGAGGTCAGAGCAGACGCCGTCTTCGTCCCATCTACCGGAGATGATGTGGCGATGTTGTAGAGCTCGCCGTAAGTGTACTGAAACGGCCTGACCGCAGCGTCAAACGTGATGGTTAAATCGTGAAACCCTGCGGTCGCATTCGGCAATGCGTAGAAGGCGCATATGATGTTAGCGCCGTCTGTTACTGTCGTTGCCGCCGCTGGCCACGTTTGCCCGCTGGAGTCTGAGATGGAGACGGTTCTACTGGCTGAGTAAGCGTAGCTCAGAAACAGATACAGACAGTTGCCGGCCAGCGCCGCATCGCGACGGAGGATATATCCGTTCCCGGCTGGTCCTCCTACGTTTGTATTGTTGATGTCCGACGCAATGTGCTGAACCAGACCAGGGACGGCCATCAACCCAACCTATGCAGCACCAAGTTGGTATTGCCGTGCCGATCAGCCGGCGCTTTCATCCCATTGACCTGGTCCGGGTCGACCGCCGACTGCATAACACCTGCGTAACACGTATCACAAATCGGCGGATCGAAGGGTGTTGTCATAGCCACGAGCAGGACCCTACGGAGAGCTTCGACCTCGGCCAGAGATCTGCGCTCCCGATCGAACGGATTGAGACACCAATTGCAGCGCCACGTTTTCACAGCGGCTCATAGATCAGATGCGTGCCGATCGCGCCGGGCGTGCCGCCAGTGAAGGCAGACAGCGAGACCTCGCCCAAAGACGGCGTCGTGCTCCCATAGATCGTGACACACTCCTCGGCACGGTTTGCGCGCCAAAAATAGTTGCCGCCGAAGGCGTTCAAAGAGCAGTTCTGCAAATGCAGGGTGGACGAGCGCTGCGGCTTCGTTCCGGTGGCCTGACTAAACGAGACCGGCGGCGCCGCAAGAGCCAAGGTCGCAAAATCCAGCGCAGCGTCGAGAAGCACACCGACAGTCGTGGTTGTCCCTGCTTGGCTATCACGCGACAAAAGCATGAACGTCGGCGACGAGGAGGAAGCCGCCTGTCCCGCAAGAGAAACCTCCCAGATGCGGTTAAGCTGCGATGCAGTAGCACCTTGAAGTGCAAGCGGATAGGTCGTATCCGCCAAGTTAGTGCCGTCAGCCGTTGCCGTCGGCGTGAGCGTAGTGACTGAGATGATGCGACGAGCCACGGTGATCCCCCTTTAGGCTGCAAGCTTCAATTCACGGTACGCAGACATGATGTTGTCGTAGGTCTCAGGCTTCCAGACGATACGCTGGTCCCGACGCTGCCATGGGAACTGATCCCCCATTTCGATGCCGAGTTCCTTCGTCCAGAAATCGGGATTGCAGGTCGCATCCATGGCGTTCTGACCTGCTTTCACATCGATCATCTGAATCCACGGACGCTCGCTGAACAGCGCCAACTGCCAGGGTCCGTTAGGAGAGAAAAAGTTGAGCTTGGCCCCTCCATACATCGCCATTCGCGTGTCGAGATCGAGCGACGCTTTAGGGCAGATTTGAAAACCGTCTAACGGCTCCCAAGGCTTGGCAGTGTCGCGAATGAAGACAATCCGCTCACCCTGCGCCTGAAGCGTCGTTGCCACCTGTAGCCAAACATCAACAACGCTGTTGCGATAATTGTAATATTCAAGCTCACGCAATGTAATCGTTATATAGCCGCTATCTTTTAGCGGATTTGCAGGCTTGAAAACCGGAACCTGCTCGCCGCTCTTGAAGCCTTCACAAATACGACGGACGCAAGAACCCCTATTACGGAAACCCGCGATCGCCCTATCATCCTCAACCGCTCCGATAAATTTGAGCGCCGGACGAAAAACGTTACTCAGCCACACATGACGAACGCCGAGATTGTAAACCAACTCATCATTCTTGCCCTTATAGAAACCCACCTTGAGCGGAGCAGGAGCACCCGCGCGGCGTCGAGCCATCTCAGAGTAGACGAGCCAGTTAATGAACTCAAAACCAAGCGAATCCATCGCCAAGTTATAGACAGCGTAACTCTGGTCTAGCTCCGGGTTCTGTTCAGGCAGTTGCCAGTTGTCGATTGAGTCCCTCAGTCTAGCGCCCAAGATCTTGAGAGCATCCATCCCATGTTCTTCAAGGCCGACCTCGCCGCCGAAATCGCAAGCAGCAACATTGGGATGTCCCACCATGACAATTCCAGCCCATGAAAATGGATATTTCCTCGCTGCCTCCAAATAAGTTTCGAGCAACTCAACAACAGGACGGTTGAGCATTTCAATATCACTCGTCTCACTCAACGCGCAATTCTCCGAATGTTTGGAATGGGCAGGCCTTTGAGCACAGCGTTGGCCACTTCCTCAACGAGCTTCATGAGCGGCTTGCACTCACCCGTAACTTTAAGCACCAACGAGCAGTCATCGCAGTGGTATCCATCGCACTTTGAACACCAACTCCGATCACGCGTGCGCATCGGATTGAGGATCACCTGCTTCTGACAGTTCGTACAAGTCACAGTCGCTGACTTGAAATGCGTCCCTGCTCCAAGCTCAAACCCGACCAATCCCGCCCGCGCTGCCTCGTCCGGCGTGAGACCGGGGCTCTCACGATGGTCAATTTCAATGTAGTTCTCTCGATCACGCTTAGAGAGCATCACATAAACGCTATATTTGATTGAAAAGGATTGGATGTTGACGCGGCTGTTAGAACCAAAATGCCAGCGCCGCCCGCGCCGCCATTGCCTGACGTAGAGGATGCACCGCCGCCTCCGCCGCCGCCGCCTCCATAAAGGCCCCCTGTCCCACCTACTGATCCTGTGGTTCCTGTTGCACCACCCGCGCCGCCGCCACCGCCGCCGGAGCCATGAGTTGCGTCATATTCGGCCCCAGGTCCGCCGTTTCCAGGCACCGCAGTCGCGCCGCTGGTCCCGCCGCCACCGCCAGCTCCGTTGACGCCTGTCGTCCCCGCAGCACCGCCGGCATTTCCGGTCTGATTTCCTGTCGTAATCGAGGCGCCACCAGTTGCGCCCGTGTTTGTGGTTGTAGTTCCGCCTACTGCGCCGCCGCCATTGGCCCCACCGCCGCCGCCGCCGCCTTGAATTCCGCTAGAATTATCTACACCACCCGCGCCGCCTGTCCCACCGGAGCCGCCGGAGCCGCCACCGCCTGCGCCCGCATTGTCGTTATCTCCGCTCGTTCCTCCAGCGCCACCAGCATTCTTGTTTGTTCCAACCGATGCCGCGGTCGTGCCCCCAGGCCCTCCATGTTGGGGCATACCTGACACATTCCCGCTTCCGGGTTGTGCCTGAACTCCATTTGTGGTCGCTGCTGGCGTTCCCGATCCGCCATCTATGCGGCCATAAGTAGATGTTCCTGCAGATCCAAGACCACCGTTAGTTGACCCGCCAGCGCCGCCACCGCCAATTTGGCAATTCTGTGTAGCATTAGATAGCGTAACTGTAACGATTTGCGCCCATGCGCCACCGCCGCCGCCGCCTGGTTGAGTAACGCCATTGGTTGGCCGACCGCCGCCACCTCCACCACCAATAGCGTCATTAGCGGTTAGGCTTGTTCCTATCGTGGACGTATATGACGTGCCGGATACGACAAATTGGTAAGTCAAGGACGCGCAAACCCACCAGCTTCAGTCCAGCTCCAACCAATTTGCGCGGTGTGTGTAGGCTCAAGAACCAGCTGGCATGACGGATCATCGTGATATGTATCGAGATCAGGGTCAGCCATTATGAAGGCGACAACCTGACCTTGTTTGTTGACCACCGCGCAGTGCGGATCTCCTACAGACTTCCCCAAAGCATCGGCGAACTTCCTGGTATGATGTGCGACGAAATGCGTTCCTAATTCCCGCGCCTCTTTTCCCAAAGCATTCATCATTTCTGAGGCGTTGGAGTAGGCGAGCCCCGCCGGCATCAACTGGTACGCCTCACCAGGTCGGAGTACCGGCAAATTCTCGTAATGAGAGTCATCATCGAGAAAAAACCAGCTCCGGATATGCATGTTTCCGGTCGAATAGATGATCCCATACCGCGAGACAGGCATTTAATCCGCAAAAAGCTTGTCAATATGCGCCTTTTTGTGCGCGAGCTGTTCGGCAAATGCCTTATTTTTGGCATCGAGATCGTTAGCGGCCGCTTCGCGCTTGACAAGCGACGCCTCACGTCCGTTCAGCGCGGCGATGAAGCCCTCGAGCTGCCCGGCGGCCTGCTTATGCTGGCTTTCCAGGTCCCGCAGTTCGCCTTTTTTGCGCTCCAACGCCTGCACATCGAAGGTGTGCGCCTCGTGTTTGCGTGCAAATTCGGCCTCGGCGATCACCAGCGCATGCTCGCGGTTCTTGAGCGCCGTATCGCGCGCAATTGCGTCGGCTCGCGCTTGTGCATCGAACTTTTTGGCGTCTTTCATGGCCTGATCGGCCACGTTTTTTAACTCAAATGCCGCCTCTTGAGCCTCCATTGCCATTTTTGTTGCATCAGACAGGCCCGCAATGACCTCTTTGTGCTTCGTCGGGTCGCTCAGGACCTGATTGAGTAGCGCAATGAGGTCATGCGCTTGCGGCGGGAGGGGATTTGTCATCATACGTTCGCTATCGCGGCCAGCTGGAAGCTACCGCCTAATAGAACCCCACGATATTCGGTCTGATTGGCCGCAAACCGGCCCGATCCGGTCGTCACAGTCGGGTTGGTTCCAACCAAGATCGAGCACACCGCGTCGGTATTGATGCGCAAGAACCGCGTCCGTACATTAAAGGGCGCGCTTTGTACCGAGGCGCCGGTGATCGGTACCGTCTGTTCAGCAACAGGCGGGTCCTGTGGCATAGGCACCACGCCGAAACCTGGCATATGCACCCATGCGACGATCGAATACTCAGTGATGTAGACGGTGGCCACTCACTGCAGTTCCGTTAAGGCTGGACGAAAGGTGTGCCTGCATCAAAGCGCGCTTTAGCTGGAAGTCCTGAATAGTTTGTACAGCTACCGCTTCCGCTGGCAGTTAAGACGTATGGTGACGAATTCGGTGTCACCCACGGCCACGTGTACGTGCAGGACGCACCGGCCGAAAAGAATGCTGGCGCACCGCTCAGATACAGCGAATTCGGGAATGTGTCTGAGTATCCTGGGGCATAATCCACGATTGATGCGTTGACGTAGTCGTAGTTGCCGTTCTTGAAAATGTAGGCGCTAGAGTTGTTTGGCAGATTGGAATCAGGATTTGTGCCCCATTCCGATCCAGTCCAACCTGACATCCAGATTTCCTTATTGGGCTCCCCGTTATTTGCAAAGTAAACCCAACCGTTCCCCGTTGTCGTGGTCCCTGAGAGCCCCAGCACATTTGACACGTAGGCGTACCAATAATTGAACGCCATTGGACCGGCCGCCCTGAGCGGTCCACACCCGTTTGGCGTGGATGCCCCAATCCAACAACTATTGGCAGAGTCGTTTACCGTCTGACCGTTTGATGGATCAACAAATGTTGTTCTGATGCCAGCGCAGTGATTGCGGAAAAATGTGTGGTAAATGGCATTGCCGTGCGTTTCATCGCCGTCGCAATTTTCTCCGCGATTACCCTCAAACAGAAAATGATGCGTTCCAGCGTAGTGGCTTCCGTTCACCCCCATATCCAAAAACCAATCACCAATGACAGCCTGCTCGTACATAGTCTGATCTTGATAGTTGTACGACACAACGGCAGTATTGGCAGCTCGCCCTACCATTCCTTTGCCGCCAAGCAAGGTGATGTTGTTATCAACTAGGATTTCGGTTGAAGCAGAATCGACGCTGATCGGGTATTCTTCGCCGTCATTCTGGCAGTCATCACAATTGTGGAAATAGCTTCCCGTTACCTCGGAGCGTACCGATCCAGAAATCTGAACACCCGCAATCCAGTACGCAGTTTCAACATTCTTGATCCAACAATATGCGCACCAGAACATCTCTACAGGTCCGCCAGTCGCTCGCGTCACGGTCACGTTCTCAAGGCCGGCCTTCTGCAGAAATGGCACAGAGGTGTTGATATTTTCCTCTGTAGGCCAGTACACCCGCGCATCGTGGCTTCCGCTCTGACGATAGGCCATTGTGAGCGGGTCATCAAAGGTCAGCGTGCAATTCACCCCAGGGCATGGGCCAGCTCCGATCGCTGAGATCAGATGCAATTCTTCGTTCACGCGATTGGTGCAGAATGAATAGGTGCAATTGTTGGCGTCAGGATTCGCCAAACGCATAACAACTGGCGCTGGAGAGCTGTTCAGAAATTCCGAAGAAGCCTGAATGGAAGCCTGTCCTGTGATCGGATTCGTCGTTGTCACCAATTGAGGGCTTTCGTCGATCAGAACCCACATCCCCACCGAAAAATTCGACGTGGAGGCTACCTGAACGGTCGTTGCGCCTTGAGCGGCATCGGCCGCTAAAGTGGTGCCGCATCCGGTTGTTGTGGGATTGACCGCAGTAGCAGGCCAATTGCATGTTGTTCCGAAAGATGGAACACCCCAACCGTAGCCATCAGTGGAAGCCGCTCCGATGCTAATCATCGGTACTGTATTGTTGCAGGCAGCCAACGTTGCCGGAGCAGGTGGACTCGTTTGCGTTGGAACGATAGGAGGAACGTGTATGCTCGATCCGCATTGAGGCACTGCGCCATAGGTCCCTGGATTATTATATGTCGGCCACGCCCCGGTATAGTTGTTGATCACTGTTTGGCAGTATGGATAGCTTGCGTTGTTACAGCTTCCCGTGCCTCGCAGGGTGACGCTCTGCGATATTTTGATCTGTTCACCGCTAACGTTCGTGTCTATCTGAAACGTACCAGCCCCCAACTGGACAAAATCACCAGATGTGCAATTGGAGATCGCGGTGTTGATAGTGTTCGCATCATCATTGGCTGCTGGCGGGGTAACTCCAGTCGGATTGACCGTGGAACCACATTGTGTGTTGCGCGCCGGTATGCCTCCAACAACTGCTAGTCCTGCATTCTGCCAGTTCGTGCTAAGGTTGTTAGCAGCCGGCATGATTAGGTTACTGCCTCCTCCTCCAGACGATCCTGCAAAAAACAACAGATTCCCCGCAAAAGCGTTGGCAGTCAGACAAAACAGCAAACACAGAACTAAGCGCCTCATTGCTGATTTTGAAAATGCACATTCACAATGAACTCGGACGCGGTTGGAGATGTGGTATCAGTGTCAGAAATGCCACCAGTGACGCACATCGTCACGCCGTTGATGTATGCGTCTCCGTTGATATTCGGCAGAACGAAACCTCCACCGGAGGATGAGGCGCCATAAGGGATCATCGCGCGAAACTGCGGAAGCGGACTGGATTGACCGCACGTCGCGCTCGCGGCGTTATAGAGCTTGATATACGCCAGCGAGGTTCCATTGTTGTACGCGTCAACCTGATAAACGATCGCCTTCTTCGTGGTCAGGACGATCGCTGTCGTATTGTTCGCTACGATCGTTGATGTGACCGAGATATTGCTGTCAGCACGAAAGAGGTCCGCAGACGCGTCGCCAGACAAAAGGGCCAGCGCAACGCATAGTCCAAACATCCATCCGATCCGAGCGCGCCAGCGAAGCAGCGCCCATTTCAGGCGCCAGAGGCGGGTGGGCTCAATGTATTCGATCACTTCGCCATCGCCCGCGCATTACGCCTTTTGAGCTCAGTGAAGCCCTCGAACGGCTTAGCCCACATATCGTGCCAGGATTCCTGCACCGCGGGCTTGGGCTGCTCAATGAATAGGTCCGGCTGCCGCAGCGCTTCGCTTATCCGCCGCCGCGCAATGTCGAAGTAGCGGAGCTCGATCTCTATCCCGATGAACTTGCGGCCAAGCTTGATGGCGGCAACGCCTGTGGTGCCGGAGCCCATGAAGGGGTCGAGGATGACACGCGCGTCAGGAATAAAGCCAAGACACCAGCGCATGAGATCAGTCGGCTTTTGCGTTGGGTGTTGTTTGTTTTCCGAGATTATTTTGCACGCGGCATAATCAAAAGCTTTGATCGGATTGCCAAGATTAGTCCATGCGAGTTCGCCTTCGCCGAAAGTGACGCCGCGCTGCACCTTGTCCCAGAACAGCCATGAACCGCTAGGAGGCAGATCGAAATATTGGCCGCCCCAAATGATTTGCGGAATATCGCGCGATCGAAGCCACTCCGCGAACCACTCGGGGCGCTTGTCCCATTTCACGGCCTGCCCAGCATGGCGCCCCCAACCGTGCGAAGTGCCGCCGCTCCACGTTCCTTCAATCCCATAAGGCGGATCTGTCACCACCGCATCGACCTTGCCCAATGTTGGCAGAATCTCGCGGCAGTCGCCGAGGTAGAGCGTCACGCCTTCGGCGAGATGTTCGATCACTTGCGCCAGCCCGCATCCGCGAACCACAGCATCCTGTTTCGCGCCACCATATCGCCGGCAAGCCCGGCGTGGATAACTCCGAAGGCGGCCAGATCGCGAGCGTACGGGTCTTCTTTCAGCATCCGCTCGATCTCAGTGAGCACGAACCGCGGCCCGACCTGGTGACTGAGAATGACAGCCGCGCGCACCGGACCAGACCGGTATTCATGCGACAGGGGGAAGAACTGCCGCGCCTTCACCGCTTCCGGGTAGACGACGCGCATATCGAGCGATGAGAGCGCGGATGAATAATGCCAGTCGCCGACGCTCGCCAAGGTCGCGTAGACGATCCCTACTTCCAGCAGCATGGCCCGCCACAAGCCCGAACAAAAACGCTGTTGCAGGCATATGACCGGGGAATCCCACCAGTCCCTCAAGGCAGAGAGCAGCGAGGACCAGCCGTTCTGGTGGTTGTCCACGTCGAAAAGCAAGAAAAACGAGAGCAGCCGCAAGTACCACAGCGGGTAGTCCACCCTCAAAAGCGAGCTCCAGCGTGTCGTTGTGTGCATGGTTCGGCCTTAGCCGTGTCGTATCGATATGCGTCGCGTCACGCGGATAGAGCGCGTAATAGGACCCGATCCCGTTGCCCCAGAACCGCAAGCCCTGCACCGTATCGAGTGTCATGGCGACACGCTGCGCCGTCTCGCCGGTGTCGTGACGCGTCTTCTCGAAGATCTCCCCGCAGGCAATCGCCACCAGGGGCACGATTAGCAGCGCGGCGCGCCATCCCCAGCGCTGAACGGACCATGCGGACGCAAGCAGGCCCAGCGCCCCTAACGCGCCGCGCGCCATCGGGAGCAACACGGAAGGCATTACTCCCAACGCAATCCAGTAGTCGCCGGTGGCGAGAAGGCCCAGAACCACCGGCGACGCTATCTCGGCCTGAATGTTGGGGTTTACCCATAAGCCGGCTGGGTGGGGCATTCCTGCAGTCAAGACGGGATGGAGACCGGCCAATTGCAGGAAGGACACAAAGGTCGACACCCAGAGGCCCAGGCCCAACCCGAGATAGATCGGACGCAGAGATGGTAGCTCCGCGCCCAATAAGAACGCCATGGCGATGAGCGCCAGCTTCCAGCCCCCGTCCATGGCGTCGTAGGTGTTTGGCGCCCAGAGTGCAGTGAACGCCATCCACCCTACGAAGAGAGCCAAGATCGTGTGCGCGGTCAGCCAGCGCACACGCACGAAGAACAGCGCCGCGGGGAGCGCCACCGACAGCAGCACCCACCGTGAGCCATCGGCGGCCCCTGACATGCCCGGCCAGAAGCATATTGCGACCAGAAATCCGAGGACGCCAGGCCATGACATACCAGGACACCATGTCGATTTTTTCGACCTACTAGGAGGTGAAGAAAATCGACATCACTGCAAGCGGTACCAGGTCGTATTCGCCGCGTTGAACATGAACTCGTAGTTATAGGCACCGGTCGTCGACAGGGTCAGGATAGTCGGCGTTTCATTGATGAAATAGTTGTCAGCACCCGCCACCAGCGTAAACGTCGTAATCGTCTTGGTCGATGCGATACGCAGGAACTGTCCATCGATAGGATTCTGCGGCATCGTCAAGGTCAGCGATGATACCGTAGCGGTCGGGTCGAGAACCTCGATCGCGGTAGCCGCCGGAATGTTCAGCGTCCCCGTCACGTTCGCCGCAGCCACGTAGGTGTAGCCCACACCGAGCTGCTGCGCGGTGACCAGCGCGGACTGCTGCGGACCGCTGGCCACAGTTCCGGCCTGGCGCGTATCGAGCGGGAAGACCTCGGCGCCCGTGAGCGACGGCGGTCCCGCCGGCACGGTCTGCGCACAATAGACGCCATTGACGCCCGTCGTGGTGCCCGTGCCCTGCCCGGTCGCACCGGACTGCACGTTGCTCGATCCGACAATGGCGGCGCAATACGAGGCGCCCGCCACGATCGGCCAGTTCGAATAGTTGCCAGCAGCCCAGACCAGGCCACTCACCAACGCTGCTGCCGCGACGCCATATCCTGCGGCAGCCAATCCTTTACGGATCAGCCCCATTTCACTCTCCTATGTTGCCTCGCGGCGGTTGAATTAGTGAGCGGACCAGTTGCCCTGCTTGGCGCAGGTGAACTCCAAGGCCGTGTTGTTGGAGAACGAGGCCTTCGAGCTCGAACCGTTGATGGTGTCCTGCGCGCTCGTAACCGGATTGTTGGTCACATTCGGGTAGGTCGTGAGCGTTGCGCCAGAATTGTTGTAGACCGTAATCTGCGTCCCAGGCAGGCAAAACGGCAATGCCGTGCCACCGGTCCCGCTGTCAATCTCGATAAACGCGATGTTGGACGGTAGCTGCGTCGCGGTCGACTGTCCTGAACCTGCCGCAGCAACGCCGTACTGGTAGCTCGCGTTCTTGCCGTAAGACAGGCCAAGCAGCCAGTTGCCGTCGACCGAGCCGAAACCAGGCGTCGGCGGTGTGCCGTACGGCCCGAGGCCTCCGGACTGCGTCTGCGCCATTGCCGGCGATGCCAGAAGGGCGAACAGCGCGGCGAGTTTAAGTGCGTATTTCATGTTCACCCTCGATGTTAATTAACACCTGCATTTTTCCTATTGACTAGTTCGGTCAATAGCTGTACGGTACGAAACATCAGCAACGGGAGACGGACATGACCCTTCAACAAATGATGCAAGCCAAACTCGCCGAGACTGGCATCCCGCACAAAGAAATCAAAGTTTACGGCTCCCAGATCATGATCACCGCATGGTCCCGCGACGCAGCTCAAAAGTGGGCATCAGTTCTCACCAAATTCGCCAAGGTTCGCCGAGTTTGGGAAAGCGTCGACTACAACCAAGTAAACCGCGGATCGATGCTCAACCGAACTGTTCATACCGTGTGGATGGTTGCAGCTCGTATCTGACGGGGCGCGCTAAGCGCCCCTCACCTCAAACCGATGGAGATGGATATGACAACTGCACTCACCTGGGGACCAGTCGCCATCACCGCAGTGATCGCCCTTCTGAGCATCTACCTATGAAAACCCGCTACACCGAAGAGGAGATGCGCGAGCTCATCGCGCGTCTCTGCCAGGACGAAGGCGGACGGCAGCTATTCGCCACCGCTCTCGATCTCTCCCTCCCGCAGCTTTCCCGCATCCTCGCCGGTAAGCAGCGCGTCAGTCCGAAGATCCTCAAGCGCCTCGGATTCCGGCGCGTGCCTTGTTACGAGCGGGTCTCCTGACCCGCTTTTTGTTTCCAGAACTCGCACCACCTGTTGCGCCTGATGCGCCCATTCGCAATCATGCACGTGGAGAGCTGAAACTTCGGCTCACGCGGCTCGATTGAGAACTGGCACTCGTGACACTGGTTTGGCCCGACGCCGTAGTGAATATCAAACTTTGAGTGCTTGAACGCATCGACCACACCGAGCGATTGCAGCCGCTTGATGTGTTCCTCGTCCTGTTCTTCCGGATTGTCGAGAAGCGGCGCGCACCACAGATCGAGCGGCGCCTTCATCACCGGGCGATTGTAGCAGCGGACTAATCCCGGCCAGATCGACTTTTCGTATCGCGCGATCTTCTCCGCGGCTCCGTCGCGTCCCAAAATCGTGAGAACGTCAAGGTGCTCCCAACACAGCGCGCGGCGGTGAGCAGGCTCGTAAGTCTCAACCGGATTCTCACCCTGAACGATGACGATTTCGGAGTGCTCGTGGCCGAGCCAGCACGTGATGATCTGATCTGGTGATAGTCCACTATCGCCGAAGCTTCCGTCCATGACCTCCGCATAGAGGCCGCGGTCCACATAGACCGTTCTTCGGTCGACAGAATTGCCCGCTCCAAAAGGAATGTCGAACGCGGTCTCAACCCGATAAGGTCGCTCGAACAGCTCTGGCGTATCCCCTCCGCCCAGCGCCGTGAGTAAATCTGCGGTGCTGGCGTCGCTGAGCTCATCGCGCTGAATGATCGACATCGGTCAAGCGGAGCAGCGGGAGCAGCCACAAATAGACATAGGCGATGACGGCGGTGTGCAGCGCGATGTAGCGAACGAAATACCACGGACTGCGCAGCGCGCCGTCGCGCTCCATCTTGTCACGGATGCGATGGTAGCGGTTCACTTCGGCCCAAACTCCTCTGGCCGGCACAGCCACGCAAGTAAGCCGGCCAGTCCGACCAAGACGACCAGCCAGAATATTTGGCCGTGGGTCATTTCTTCTTCAGCATTTCGAGAATGGCCTTGGCCTTCTCGGCGTCAGTGAGGTGCGGCAGGAGATCGTGCTCGATCGGGCCGCCGTCCTTGCCGGTCATCTCAACCGAGGCGAGCCGAGCATTTGTGTAAGGCGCGGCGGCTCTAGCCATTTCATCGCGGCGGCGAACATCCGCTTTCGGATCGTTCATCACGCGGAGCATGTAGGTAAGCGGATCGATTCCGGAGGCAGCTATTGCGGCCTGGCGCTCAGCGTTAGCTTTGTTGGGCGTTCCTTTTTTTCGGCCGCCAGTCTTTTTGCCACGCAAGGCGCCTCTAATTCCCGTCTAACTTAGACCATTCTTCTAAGCATCCGCCGCACCGAATCTCGCGGGAGAATCAGCGCCTTGTACAGGGCTGCCGCATTTCGGTCGCAGTGTCAAGACTCCACTGCGGCCTTTTCCCATGGTTTCGTCCGGATCGACTCACCAGGCTGCTTTCTCAGCTTTAATTCTTTCAAAGATTTTCATACACCGCTCGGGATCTCGTAATTTTTCAATCTGCCTCTCAAGATATTTTGCCATCTCCTCCGCCCACTGAGATAAAGTGTATTCGCTCCAATTTTCAGAGTCTGCGTCCTCGAATCCTTTCTGATGGAACCATAATTGATCGTCAATTAGCTCTTCAAGACTTGACCTATGCAATATATGCCCATCAGAACCATACGAACAAATGCTCCATTTTGGCTCCCCATCATCATTCCACTTGGCAGGACTATAGGACGCTTCAATGCTGTTTTCTTTGTCCTCATTGATCACTTCCTCAATTTCATCAGCCGTCTCCCGCAGTTTGCGCGCCAAATCAAACAAATAATCATGATCTTTCATGGCCGTTTCAACTCCATCGCAACCGAGTGAACCACATTTCCACAGCCGTGCCAGCTCTGTGCCTGATGATCGAACCGGCACCCGCAGGCGAGCGCCCAGCCCTCAGTGATCCGGCCCTCCGCGTGCCAAGGACCGTCGGGGATCTTGCCCGCGTCACCCTTCCTCATCGCACGTGCAATCGCCGCGTGGTCGTCGATGATCGATTTCATTTTTGCCTCTCTATCCCAGCGGGAATCTGACCATGCTTCCATTCTCTCCCACAAAGGAAATATCTAAAATATTTCTAGGAATGGAGTCGGTTATTTCATAACCAAATTCCAGCGGAACAAATTCCAATTCTACCTTTCCGAACATGGCTACGAGTATTGCCTGCGTCAGCTCCTCTCCGACTTTATGACCCCCCATGCGAATATTGGCTTCAATTTCAATCGTCTTTTTCATTTCGGCCTCTCCATCATCCCTCCGATAATTCCCAGCACAAGGAACACCGCCGCAAACACCGCGATGCCGTCTCCCGTGGTCAGGTGCCCGATCATGCTGCTGTCTTTCGAACAATCAGCGCCTTCACAAGATCGTTCATCGAATAGCGAAGGCCGTTAAGCACCTCGAGCAGCTCGGTATGCTGTCTCTCGCGCTGTTCCAGGATCAGCTTGTGATACTCCTGCAGGCTGAGATCCTTCGCATTTTCAGGCAATCCGCTCATGCCGCTGTCACCTCATCGACCTTGACCTTCACGCGGTTCTCGCGCCCGAACAGGCTGAGCAGGACGGTCACGCGCCCGTCATCGTCGAGCTCGACCAGCTGGGCAGCGAGGCCCTTGATCGTCACCGCGTCGCCGGCCTTGAACGGGTAGCGATGCGCGGGCCGGATCTTCCGATCGATCTGCTCGGCATCCACAATAGCGACGTACTCCGCCGCAGAAATGACCGCTGGTGCGCCCGAGACGATCAGAAGCCTGGATACGCCTCTGGTGCTGCAAACGAGACGATAGGCCATTCCGTCGCCTTTGCGAGCCCGAAAAAACCCATAGGTCCCGAACATCGGCACTTTGACATCGACGAACTTGCCGCGACCGCCGGGCCGCTTTTTCATGATTGCCGGCACGTAAGGCGGAATCCCATGTGTGGCAATTCCGGCCGCCGCCCGGAATTCCTGTTGCGGTTCGAACAGCACCACGTGCCACGCCTCGTCCATTCCCCGGTGTCCCCCAAAAGTCGTTCAAGGATTCATTCTGCGGCTTCCCCGTACTCCGGGTCGGAATTTTCGTTTGGCGCGATCCTTGACGACCCCATGTCAAATTGCGGGGCTATCCAGGGGCGAAATGTCGGAGGCGACTTCCCAGAATTCAGTTCACGTACCGTAAGCTTGGCCGCAAACCCGAGCCGGGTCGGCTTCAAAGCGACGAATTCCGAATCCTTGTGTTGCATCCGCACCATTTCGGTTGGCGAGTGCCCCAGCTCGAGCAATCGGCGCGCTCCTGAGAAGAACGGCATGAGCGACGTGCACAGGAGCGTTTCGCCGAGGTAAGCGTGGAACTTGCCACTGCCCGCGGGCTCGATGGTGATCGTGATCATTCGGCTGCCTCCAGTTCGTGATTGCGCTGTTCCTTGACCGCCGTCTCGGCGAGTTCCAAGAGATTTTCCCTTGCCCATTCGGTGAAGGACTTTCCCGACAGCTTAACGGCCCTTTCGATCAGGTCGCGCTGTTCATCGGTTAGCGACACGCGGACTTGGTGGATATATTTTCCGGTTTTGGCCATGTTCCTGCGTCTCCTCGGTTTCGCCACTGGCGCGTCGATCCCCCTCCCCTCCTCGCAAAACTCGTCAGCGACAATTTCTGGGGCAATGGGAGGAGCCTTATCGTCGATGTCCCGCCGCTCGAGCCATTGGACCCGGGGCATGCTCGGTACCGGGCGCGTGTGGCTGACCTCGGCGTATTCGGTTTTCAGGCGAGCGGCGACCTGGAGGCGCTGCTCACGTTGGGAGATGGCGGAGCGCTGGCTGACCGTGAGCGGGCTTGGGTCCGGGGCGCGGTGGGAGCGGAGTTTGGGTGTGGCGGGCATCTCAGGCCCCAATCTGCTTTCCCACCCATTTGAGGGCGGCGGGATTGTTTTTCCGAAGATGCTTCAAGCAGACATTGTTGGCGAACCTCTCGCCGTTCCACCCGAGGGACCAGAGCCGTCGGCCGGACCGCCGTTTGGGCTCCACCAGCTTGAAAGACCGCCACTTGGTTAGACAGAATCCGCAGAGGGGATCTCTGTTCTCGAAAAGGACGTAGCTGTCGCTTTTGGCGAACTGCCAAAAGCCCTGCGCTCTGATTTTTTCGATCAGTTCTTCGGGTTGTAATCGCTCTCTAGTCGCCACCTGCTTTTCCCTTTTTGGGCGCTCGGCCAAAACCGGCCGGCGCGGCCCTCTCGTGTTCGGGCGGGGCGATCCGCGGAGGTCGCCCCGCCTATACGGAGTATAGAGATCAAACTCCGCACTTCCGCCGCTTAATGATTTCAATGACTTAGCACCCCCACTTCCGCACTTCCGCAGACCTCCGCCGCGTCAATGATTTCAATGACTTACGAGGAAGCCTCCGCTAAGTTCCGCAAATTGTCCGCTGCATTCTTTGCAACCTTTAGACCGTACTTTTTGTTGCGTGAATCGATGACTTCCTTCTCTAGTATTCCAGCCTCGATCCATGTGTGAATTAGCTTCTCTGCAACTCCCTGATGTATGAAGAATTGGCGTGTGATGTTGGTCGCTGCGTACCGGTTTTGGCTCCTGGATTGCGGTGCGTCGCTCCAGGGCTGGCCCTTCTTCCAGGCGCGGTCGATCGCTTCGAGGATGTCCTTCTGGACGCTCTCGGTCGGCGTTTCGTCCTCTGCTCCCGCGCCTGATATGCCAGTGACGACTAGGCTGGTCTTGGGTCGGTTGAAGTCGAGCGGTCCTTGGTCGGAGATGACCACCTTTTCGAGGTTGACGATCCGCTCCCACCCGTCCTCCTCGTTCTTGAGCTTTTCGCAGGTGACCTTGATCGGCTTGACGCCCTTTTCCTTCTCCAGCTTGTAGACAAACTCGCCCGCGCCTCTGAACACGGTCGAGCCGCGCATATCGCCGGATTTACTCGTGTGGTGGACACCGATGACGGTTGACCGAAAGACAGCGCGGATCCGCTCGCATGCCGTGATGAACAGCGTCATCTCTTTTTGCAGGTTCTCGTCGGCGCCGGGCAGCACGCGCGAGACGGTGTCGACGGGGATCAGCCGGTAATCTTTGTTGAGAGCCTGAACGGTCTGGACGACCGCGTCGACGCAAGCCTCGTTCAAAAACGACAAGGGAAGCGTGATGATGTCGAAATCTTCCGGATCATCGACGAGGCCGTAATGCCTTTTGAACGCATCAATCCGGTTGATCAGACCTCTTTCATCCTCTTGAAGAATATAGAGTATTGGCCCCGGAGACTTGATCGGTACTCCATGCCAGGTGGGCATTTTGTAGGCGAGATGAAGAAGCCAATCGAGGATCAGGAAGCTCTTGCCGCAGCCCGGATCGCCATAGACAAAGCCAAGGCTGTCTTCGAAGATCCAGCCGTCAATGATGTACTTTCTAGCCGGCAACGCGCGCAGGTCAGCGATACTCAAAACCGGGATAGGCAATAACGGTTTTGCGATCTTAACGTAAGGTTGCGCGGTTTCTATGATTTTGTGTGGGTCGCGGCCCTCGGTGATGCAATCCGCGGCGTCCCATCCCGCCGGAACGCCTTCAGGCGGCGCAATAACGAGGACTGAGCAGCCTATGGCCGTGAGGTGGCCTGCGATGCGGTCCCCGTAATCAAGCCCCACAGCGTCGGCGTCGGGCCATACGATGACCGTCTTCCCGACCAGGGGAGACCAGTCGACCTTTTCGATCGGCGTGTTGCAGCCCTGCATGGCCGAGGTTGAGATGATGCCGACCTCAAGGAGGCGGCGGGCCGGACCCTCTCCCTCGGTGAGTACGACGTTGGTCGCGGTGGCGAATTCGGGGAGCTGAAATAGCGGGCGCAAGTCCGGAGCTCCGGGTCCCCAATCCAGCTTTCCCCCGATGTTACGATAGCAGTACGGTCGGAACGTTTTGTTCTCGCGCGTGCCGTCCGGCTGGTAGCGCGCCACGGACGCGATAATGTTTCCGCGCAGGTCATAATACTTGAACGTCTCAACCGGTGCGCCGAGCTGGGTATGGTCAGACCGCGGCTTGGTGCCGAGCTTGACCTTCTTCTCCTCGATACGCGCGGTCGCCGTGTGCTGCCATGGTGCACGGGCGATCTCGACATTGTCGCCGAGGAACTCTTTGGCGAGCTCCTTTAAGCTGAGCTGGAAGTCGCCGCGGCTGGTGTAGCCCATGTAGAGCCGATAGAGCTCGATCAGGTCACCGCTTTCCTTGGTCGAATGGTCGTACCACTGGCCGACTTTGGGGCCGGTCAGGGCGATCGCGAGCGAGGCGCCAGGCTCACCGGCCGTATTGCCGATACGCGCTTCGCTCTTGGTGATGAGCGCACGGCCCGAAAACAGCCAATTGACGAAAGTGGCGACGCGCTGGTTGAGCCGTTCGCGGATGTCGTCGGCGTCGATGCTGCGGAACTGGCGCCCCGCGGAGTTGAAATCTAATACGTTTTTCGGGTCGCCCCCATCCATGCCACTACCCCCAGCAGCGGTCCTTGTGGCTGCACATCTTGCAGCGCCAGTCGGTTGGATTTTGTGCAATGCGATCCAGGAGTTCCCCGGCCTGGGTCGCCTTGATGACGAGAACAGCGCGATCGGATGCGGCTTGAGCTAACGTTGCGTCGAAAGGGATCGTGAGGTGCAATCGATGACAGGTATCTGAGTTTGTGACGGTGAAGAGAGCTGGGTTGGTGAGGTCGAGATAAGCTTGATAAAGATAGACCTGTGCCGCGTAGTGTGGGTAGTGCTTATCCACACCATCCTTTTCGATCTTGCGGTAGCCTGCGGCTGAGAGCGCCTTATGCTCCCATAGGCACGGATAAACGAGACCGGGAATTGTCGGGCCGTCTACGATCTTGCCGTCTGCATGCCCCTGGAACAGACCGTCGGCGGCGGTGAAGGCGAGACCTCGCTCGTCCGGATCGAAGACGAACCCGGCTTGCATCATGTCTCGGCGCGACAGGCTTTCGAATAGATGCCCACGATCAAAGATGGTACGCGTGCGCGCCGGATGAACCGCATCGCACTGCCAGTCGTATTGAACTTTGCGCAGGCATTCAGAGCCGATGCCAGACGCGCCGAGATAGTTCCGCGGCGTCTGATGCTTCTCCAGCGCCGCCGCGTCGAGCCACGTGTTGATGAGCACGTTGAGGTCGGAGCCCGAGAGGTTGGCGCGATTGGTGTCGAAAACTGTCATGTTCATACGAACCCTTGCCTTGCCGAACCGTGCCTGACCGAACCGCGCCGCGCCGAAACCCGCCATGCCGGGCCGGGCCTCACCCAAACTCACCCCACCGGCCGCAACCGCGGCAGCGGTTCTGGCATTGACGGCTCCGCGATTTCTTTCACGCTCTGCTGCATGTTGCGGACGACGCTATCGAGCACGCGCTGATTGAGATTGTGCGCTTTCTTGTCCTCATCGCTGGAGTCGCGTGTGTCGATCCGGCCATTGCGCGTGTGCAGGCGAACAGTGGCGCGGCCAATCTTGTTCAGACCGCCCTTCTTGTCGGCGATCCTCTCAGTCACGCTCATGACTCGAAAGCCGACGCTGTTTAGCGTCAACAACTCGAGGTTTTGCTGTGAGCCAAGTCGTTTGCGCCAACTCTCCACCACGCCGCGATAGCGATTGGAGCGCCATTTCTCGCGGATCACTTTCTCAATCGTTTCGTGCGTGATCTTGTCGCCTGGTTTCAGATCCGGAAACGCCTTCATCAGCGCATCCACATCCGGACCAAACGGAACACCGCGATGGAAAATTCTGCCTTCAGTCATTGTTGCCTCCGTGTTTGCTCGTTAGAGCTCCATGCCAAACCCGACCCAGCCCGACCGCAGCCTGCCGAGCCGAGCCGAGCCGAGCTCTGCCCGGACGCGCCGTGCCTGGGCCAACCGCGCCGCATTCCAAATTCTGTTCCCGCCGCTCTCTGATCATACGATCCCTTGCCTCGCCGGAGCCTGCCGGACCTAACCCAACCGAGGCTTGCCAAGACCCGCCGAACCGAGCCATAGCCAGCCGCACCAAGGCATGCCGCACCAAGGCATGCCGGGCCCAACCCGACCTTGCCATCCAAGCCCCACCGCACCGCATTGCCGGCCGTAGCCGGCAGCGCGCTGTGGTGTATTTGTTTGATCATACGATCCCTTGCCTTGTCATGCCTTCCGCGCCAAGCCTTGGCCGGCCGAACCTGACCGTGCCGAGCCCAGACTTGCCAAGCCACAACCTGCCGAACCGCACCCGGCCATCCAAACCGCACCATGCCGGAACCGCATCTGAAACGTCGTGGCCTCTGTTTGATCATACGATCCCATGCCCTGCCACACCTTGGCTTGCCTTGCCTAACCTGGACCCGCCGAACCTTGACCTGCCGAGCCATACCGAAACCAGCCCTGGCCTGCCTAAGCCGCCATCTTCTGATCGACCGCGAGTTCAGTCACGGTGACAGAAAACATTCCGAACGATCCCGGCTTCTTTGGCGAGCTGGGCCGCCAATCGCCGAGGCCCTTGTAGTGGCCGCCGATCTCCGCGATGTCCGTGAGAACGGAAGTTGTGATTTGTTCATCAACAACCGTCAGCTCACCGATCGTCGACCACCGCTCAAACCGTGGGCGCACGCGGACGTGCTTGGATGCGCCGATCTTCGCGCGCTTGATGAAGAGTTCGAACCCGAGTTCCTTGGCGACGGCCTTGTGCTTCTCGAAGTCCTTCTCGCCCAAGAGCGCCTGCAGAGGCTTCCAGGGGATTGTCTTGTCGCCGATCAACAGCGGCCAGTAGACATCGCTGCACAGGATGCCGCTCTGTGTCTGCGACTTGAACGTCTTGCCGCTGCGCCCACCCGGGACGAGCACAGAAGCGCCGGCCTCCATGAAGCACGACATGATGTTGTCGCTGGGGATCACGATGTTGGTCTTGTCGTGGTAGACGTTCCCGAGCCAGCGCCATGCCGGGCTCCGGTCATCGCCCGCCTTGCTGAATTTCTTGTTGTCCTTGTCGTTCTTCCAGGCATCCATCTGATCCGACCACTCGACATTGTCCGGGTGCATCAGCAGCGGCTGCTTGCTGACAAGTTCAACCCGATACTTACGCATGTAGGTTGTAGCCATTTCATCGTCCTCCGTTGTTTGCTCAAAAGAGCCCTTGCCTTACCAAACCGGACCCCGACCCGCCTTACCGCGCCGCGCCGAGGCAGGACTCGCCCGGGCACGCCTCGCCTCAGCGAACTCAAAAATCGTTTAGTTCTCCTGGAGTTGCGAGAGGTCCACCGCTGCTCGCAGAAAGTTCTCTAACATCAGTTGTAAATCGCTTGAGAAGGTGATCGAGACTGCCCTCATCCCTCGCGGCAATCGCGCCATTTATAAGCCTGAAACAATGCCAAGAAAACTTGATCATTGCTTCTTTTGACCAGTTCCCGATTGGGGCTGACCAATCAAGATCTTTAATGTTTCCCAAGGCCGGTAGCACTGTTTCAATAGCGCCACTTTCCCAAGGTGCGGGTTCGCGATTTCCTTCCTCCATTACTCTGATTGTATTCTCGCTTGGCATGCCCTCCTTGACAGCTTGCCGAGCTTTAACGCTAACCCACTCAAACACGATTGCTGTTGAGATCCACCCCCACTCCACGTCCGACAGCGACCCCACCGGCGTTTTCGGGTTGAGCGCGTTGCGCACCACTTCCCTCGCCCCCTCGAGGCAGGCGGCAATCGCACAGCGTTGCCACTCTGCATCGATGGCGCGGCGAACCTCGCGTTCGTCGCGGAACTCAGTCATCAGCGCGCCCAGCTAGGCTTGGAGATGCCAGCCGCGGCGACCGAGTTCTTGAACGCCGCGGTCTGCGCGATCTGTTGACTCATGGCTGCGCGCTGCGGGCGTGTGCTCATCTGCTCGGGCTTCGTCCACGCCTGCTTGTCGGGCGTGATGACCTCACCGAGCTTGTTCTTGGCCTTGTAGGGGCCGTTAGCCTCCTCGACCTCGACCTTGGTGACGAAGCGCAGACCGTCGAGCTCCTCCCACGACTTGATCGACCGCTTGGCTTTGGCCTCCGGGCTTTCGTCTGACGGGAGGATGCCGTATGCGCTTTCAATGATGCAGCGGATCTTGGTGCGGCTGATCTCCACAGCCTTGCGCTGGCCCTCGGTCTCTCCGTTCACGGTCAGCAGCGTCCACCACTTACGCTTGGCGTAGGGGCCTTCGACCACGATGAACTCGCAATCGAGTTGCTCGCTGTCGCCGTTCTTGGATCGGCGCAGAAAGCCGCCCTGCCCGCTGCTACCGGGCCGCACCGTGAGATGCGCCATGACAACGGTACCGTCTGGGATGAGTTCGAAGCTTTGCTGAGGTCCGGCTGTGTTGAAGTCCATATCCATCGTAGTTACTCTGCTGCTTGAGGTTTCGAAATCGCGTAAGGGTGAGGTTTGTTCGCTTCTTCGCGAGTTGATCCGCGTGGTAACGTTTCTGATCTTGAGATCGTGTGATCGATCGGGTTGCGTGTTGCTTTGGTGGTGAGTTTGTGAAGCCACTTGCCGAGGTGAGGTTCTTCGTAGAGATCGAGGCGCCCGGAGCGATCCTTGGCCGGGTAACCGTAAGGGTTGAGTGTTTGGCATACGAGTACGCGTTGCAAAATGCCGTCGCCGAAATCATGGAAGTTCATAGTTGCTATTTGGTCGACGATTCCGGGGAGTTCACGGCCTGTCTTTGATCCTTCAACCTGGAGCTCCCAGTGAACGATGTTGAATTTGTCAACATTCCTCTCAAGGATGCCTACAAAAATTATATTCTTGTCACGGGTGTGCTGAAGGTGTGTAAGCCAGTTTATCATTTCTCGGCCGAGAAGACCGTAAGTTCCCCACGGATCCTTTTTGCCGCGTTCGTTAAAACTTTCTGGCTGCTGCTCTGCCCAACGATAGCAAAGTCGTGAAGCGACGGTGATTGAGTCGATAAAATAGGTGTTGTATTTGTTTAGCGCGTCAGCGCCGCCCATGCTTTCGGCAATCGAATTGTAATGTGCCAAGCTGTAGCACGCATCGGGCGGGACATTCTGGTTGGGTCCGCCGAGATAGCAGGCAAGGTCTCGGCATTCCTCCCAGGTTTCAGGTTGCATCGTGTCGACCTCAACGTCCTGCACTGCGAGATCGCCGGCTTCCATGTCTAAGAACAGCGTGCGTGACGTATCAAGCGTTCGTAGCAGCGTCGTCTTGCCAATGCCGGCTGGTCCCAGAACCAGAGCCTTGACGCCCTGGTTCTGCGCCATTCGCTCGTCAGCTGAGATGATCTTGAGCTTTCGTTCCATCTTTCATCGTCCTGTTTAGTTGCTTGCTTGGTAAACTGGTTTGCACGACGCCGCGGAGCAGGTCCCAGTGCTCGAGGATGGATAGCGCTTCGTCAAGGCTGTTAGCCCATGCGGCATATCCGAGCTGCTGATGTACGCTGGACAGAAAATCCATTTGCTGTTTGTTGGGCTTTTGTCTCGGTGCCTTGAGTTCGAGCGCATAGAAGCGACTTTCGTGTAGAAGGATCAGGTCGCTAACGCCCGGTTTGGTGCCAAGGCCCTTCATAATTGCTGCTTCGATCTTCGAACGCACGCCACCATTGGGCACCGCGAACCACACAAGCCCCGGCACGCCTCTCGTCTCGAGGTGCTGCACAACAGCGCGTTGGATCTCCGCTTCGGGCTGCTTGCGTCTCATTGCGCCGCCACCTCTTTTGCGTTCGCGTCGACAGTGTCGGCGAACGATTTGTACAAATCGGGAAAGGAGGCAGAGAGAGTCGGATAGTTCTTCAGCCTATGCCCCGCGAAGCGGATGCGCGCCGAAAGGTCGACCAGGTCCATTGCGAATTTTTGAGAAGGGGTCATGCTCAACTCTCCGTCCCAGGTACGAAGCAAAAGACCACCATCCCGTTTGTGGTGATCTCACCCCTGATCCACGACCCCCTCATGACGCGAGGGCCTCGTCCCAATTGGGATGGCCGGTGGTGAGGTATGAGCGGAGCGCGACGGCGGCCTGGGGGGCGGAGATTTCACGCAAATAGTTCGGGCCAAGTTTTGCCGTCAAGCATGGAACGAACAGCTTTTGTAAATTGTTAGGAAGATCGTGACGACAGCACTTGGTGACGAGATCAGTGCCGCCTATAACGTCCGCCCAACCAGCGATACAGCCAATGGTTCCGCAATCAGCAACATACTTAAATGCGGCCATGTTAAAAACATCGCCCTTTTTCTTTAAAAACGATTTAATATCTCCATGCTTCAGCTCTTCTCGTTCCAACATATGAAGCACGGAGATAAGCGCGCTTAGTTCTTTCCCCTCGATCTTCAACTCCTCCTTCGATTTGAAATTCTGTGCCAACATGACAAGCCTCCACCGTTGCGCCTCAAGGCGCGTTCAGTCCAAACAGCACTCAGATTTACGCCCCTGTCCCCGGCTGCGCCGGTTAGTCCTTCAGGTTCCGACCCGGCTTACTGCCCAGATACAGAACCAAACCCAGCCTCCCGCGCCGGCAATCATTGCAAGCGGCCACCACCACTTGATTGCCGGGTCATCGTTCGGATCTTCGTCATATCGGTATGCTCTAAGCCTCGCTCGCGCCAAGAGCCGCGCCCGTGAATCCGTCAGGCCGTATCCGTTGATTTCCATCAGAAGCCCCCGTTGAGCAGTAGGAAGAGTGCGCCCAGAAGGATGAGGATGCCGGCGCCAATGCCGACCGTGACCCAGTCGACGCCCCTCATGCCGTCACCCATGAAGTTGTATTTGGAGCGACAGCCCGTACGGTAAAATCGTACGACCGGGTCGTACTGTGTACGTATTTGATCGGACTGCCGGATTTCGCTTGTCGGGGAGTTCCCGGACATTTAGTGTCGTCTGTCACATCACTGTCAAAATTAAGTTGCGCAGCCGACACATCGGTGTATCTACGGTACTCGGACTGCGACACCCCAACCAGAAGACGAAAATAATGGCGAAGACGGCCACGCGGTCGTTTGCGCTCGATTGGAGGCGACGAATGACCGATGGAGTGCCTGTCGAAGTCTATCCTGTGAAGGACGTGTTTGCCGACGAGCTCTCCTACGTGGAGGAAGTTGGAGGAGATTGCGTGCGTTGGACGCTGTCGGTTAGCCAGCGGGTCGGCACTTCGATAGAGAAAATCGTGGTCATGCGGCTGATCATGCCGAAGGCGACGGTTGCTCGGTCGCAGGGCATGACCAATGCGCTTCTGGCAGGTCGTCCAGTCGAGGAAATGCCTTTGGCTGCGTCGGGAGAACTGCATTAGGCAACCTTCCCGTTCTTCCGAGGGTCGGGTAGGCTGGCCAGGAGTGAGCGGAGCCGCTTTTGCAGCCTTGGATCAGCTGCGACTCCCTCTAACTCCATGCGACTCAAGCGAGATTGGCTGTAGCCAAGATGCGCGGCGAATGCCGCTTGGGTTTCTCCTCGGGAAAGACGAAGCTTCTTTAGGTACTGCGCGGTGATCATTCTTCTTTAATGCGCTATGCATAACGCTTTGTCAACGCCTTTTGTAGAATCGGAATCTCATACTGTGCGGTCATGGATCCTGCGGACCGATTGCGTAAAGCCAGGGAACGAGCCGGCTATCAGACCGCCTCGGACGGCGCGCGGGCGCTAGGTATCCCCATCCAGACGTATATCGCTCATGAGACTGGGCAGCGAGGCTTCTCGCGCCACGCCATTAGATATTCCACGTTTTTCAGGGTTAATTTAAGCTGGCTGCTCGAGGGCAAAGGCCGTATGGACGGCAAGTCCGAGGTCGATAATCTCTACGAGAGTTTGCCCGACGAGGAGAAGTGGGAAGCACTGAACTTCCTGAAGTATCTCGCCTCGAAGCACCTCAGTTAAAAAATTTTCACACTTTTTATGCAAAAGGCGTTGACGCGCTCTATGCGTTATGCATAATGAGATTAACAGTCCGGCGCACCTCCCGACCCATCCCGTAGCCGGACTGCGGGCCTCCCGGCGACCTACCAGGCCGGGAGGCTCGACCAAAAGGACCAAGGAGACGGCGGACCATGACGATGCTCAATCCCATGCAGGTCGCAGAGATTAAGGCCAGGATCGCGGCGAAGTACAACGTCGCCAGATACGAAGACGCGGATTTGTTCCTGGTGGTTGATCGCTCGGGTAATCCCATCGGCGACAACGATCATGACGACTTCCTGGACGCCGAGGCTGAGATGGAGAGCTTCATCCAGAAAGACCTAGAAGCCGAGCTTGAGGCGCGGGACGAGCCGGGCGATCCGAACCACCCGCTGCTGATGGAACACTTGTTCCCAACAAAGGCCGCCTAGATGACCGACTGGGCTGACAAGAAAGCCGAAGAAATATTTGGCATGTCTGGGAGTGATATGAGTTCCTTGGCCAAAGATCAATTCCTCAAATGGTTGGCCGAAGAACTCCGTCAGATCTGGATTGACGCTTACGACAAAGGATGGGAAGGCCATGAACACGGCCGTTGACCTAACCGATTTCCTCTGGCCCGAGCACCGCCGCCGCTGCGACGAGGTGATCCGCAATCATCAGGCTGGCGCGATCAGCTCCGAGACCGCAGCCGACAAGCTAGAGCGGCTCGGATACTCTGAGCGAGAGATCAGGGACGAACTGAGTTGGAGGGTGGCATGACCTCCGACAACATCATCACCCCTCTGCCGATTGAGCAACCCGTTTTTAAGGACAATTGGTATATCAAATTCACCGAGGAATTTATTGAACTTTTGGACAAATACGACGCCGTTTGCAGGGAACTGGACGAAGCTCGCAGAGAAAATCTGCGCCTGACTTTGGGGCTTGCCGCCATCGTCGAACATAAGGGCATGATGACGCCGGAACTGTTGCGGAAGCTTGCCGCGGCACTCAAGGCTGTAGCGCAAAGGTGTGGAGGATGAAGTGAGCGGACAACAAACAACGGATTATCTTCTTTATCGCGGCAAGTGCAAAGAAATGTGCGAAGCATTGGTGGCTTCTGACCCGTCACTCACTTTAGTTCGCGGCCATTACTATGACTTTTTGTGGGGCGAGCAGCCGCATTGGTGGGTGAAGAAAATCGACGGAACAATCATTGACCCGACCGCCAAACAATTTCCGTCCAAGGGCAACGGCGAATATGTCGAATTTGACGGATGGGTTGAGTGCTCCAATTGCGGAAAGCGCATGCGCGAAGAAGAGGGCGAGTACGAAAGTAACTACGTTTTTTGCAGCTATACCTGCCACGGACGTTTTGTAGGAGTTTTCTAAAACCAAACCCCGGCGCAGGCTGGCACCTCGCCGGGGTTCACTTCACGCTAAACTAGGGGCACGGGGAAGATGATACGGAAAATTGTGGCCTGCATTGGGCTGGTTATTGTCGTTGTTGGTACGGTGATGTGGCTAACGCCTTCAAAATCGTGTGAATCTGGCAGCAAGGGCGCGCGTGAGGTGTGCCAGCTCCAGGGCAAGCAGGCCACGATTTACGAGGATGGCTACGTCGATGGATCGCGGAGGGCTGGAGGAAAATGATCGAACGCAAACCAGCCGAGGTGTTTCCGCTGTCCGTCTTCATCGAAGATGAGATGAAGGCGCGCGGATGGACGGAAGATGACTTGTATCGCGCCGTTGCTGGCGACCTAGCCGCCTTTCTCGCGGTCAGTTTGCTTCTGGCGGTACCAGAGGTGAATCTGGACGAGTATACAGCAAAATGGCTGGGTCTGATTTTCGATACGTCGCCTGAGTATTGGTTGAATCTGGAGAAGGCGTGGAGAAATAGGCATTGAACCTTCCCTCCAACCATATCCCGGCCTGGGTCGACAAAGATCGGCTCGCTGTGGAAATCAGCGGAACGCCAAAAACGGTCGACAACTGGGTGCGGCAAGGTTTGCTTCCGCCCGGCGAGCGACGCGGTGGCAAGACTCTTTGGCAGTGGAGAATGGTCGAACTTTGGCTTGAACGTGGTGGCAATCCAGGTCAAGGATCGCTTGACCCGGATGCGGATGCGGTAATGGAGGCCACGAAACGCGCGCTTGCGCGGAGGGCCAAAGGATGAAACGTCGCGAACCAACTAACGCAACGTTCGACCAAGTCATTGATCGCTATCTAAGTTCACCGCAGTTCCAAGGATATGCCCCGACCACCCAGGCGGCATGGAAGCACGAGTTGCTTCTGGCCCAGGAGGTTATGGGCAAGTTCTCGATCGAGACGATCCGCCCATCCATCGTCCAGGCGTTTCTCGACACGCTTTCCAAGTGGCCTGGAAAGCAAAGGGTCGCCCGCGCTGCTCTCAAGGCCGTAGAAGGCTGGGCGCTCGTGCGGGATTACTTGCAATTCCCTATCACCACCGGGACCACGGTCGACGGACAGTTGGGAGGACATATACCTTGGACCGATGCGCAGGTAATCCTTGCAGAGACTTACTCATCTGCCCTCATGGCTCGCATTGTGACACTTGGCGCAAACACTGGGCAGCGCGGTTCCGATCTCGTGCGAATGGGATGGGGGGATATCGAAATCTATCAAGGAAGGTCGGGCATCAATGTGACCCAGCAGAAGACCGGCCGCCAGCTATGGGTGCCGATGACGCAGGAGCTGCAAGCCGCAATCTCGGGGTGGGAGAAGCGGCCGGGTCCATTCATTGAACGCCAGATCACGCGCAACGCCCTGTCCGTAACCTGGGTCCGCGAGCGCGATCGCAGTGAACAGCTAAGGCCGCTTCGCGAGCTAACAATCCACGGCTTGCGGGCTACCGCGTGCGTCCGACTCCGCAGGATGGGCGCACAGGTACCGCAGATTGCAGACTATGTCGGCATGTCGGAGGCAATGGTCGCGCGCTATTGCAGGTTGAGCGATCAGAGAGAGAACGCCCTTGCCGCGGTGGTTCACCTTGATCGATATGTTTCAGCTAAAAAGCAACAAAATCAACGCTGACATATATTGCGTCAAAACCTTACAACATTGTGATTATTGGAGAATTGGATGCGAGATGTGCGTAAAATAGGGAAAAGCAAGGAAAACTGGGAAGGTGAATTAAGCCCTGAACCTCACCCGCGTCACCTGCAGCTGCTCGCCGTCGAGCCGGATCTCCGCGAGATACGCGTCGGCCTCGGCGAGCGCGCCTTGAAATCCGGTCCGGAAACCTAAGACAAATTTCAGTTCAGACTTTTCATTCGATGCTTGAAGCCGTTCGCTAAGACGCCCCATGAGCTCTACGATCGCGTCGTGGGCCGCTAGCCGTTCGGCAAGGTCGTCGGTGCCAGCGCTCTTGCGCTCGGCGCTGGTCATCGCCCGGTGGAAGCGCGGCTTACGGCCGGAGCCCTTGCGGCGACCGCCCCAACTTGATTTCTTGATTTCGTTCGTGCCTGTCACGGGAAAAGGGAAATAAGAGAAAAAGCTCTATTTTTCAACCTTCTCGCCCTGCCCCACCGGTTCCTGTTTCCAGAAATCCTCGTCATCCCACGGATCAGCCGACCACCGCGACCCAGGCGCACGCTTGCCGCCTTCTTCCCCGCCGGGTCCAGGAGGGAGGAATTTGGTTTCGTCCGGCATGGCTAAAGGCCCCACTCAGACGGCGGGCCTTCCCTTTCATATTTTCTGAATCCATTAGCAAAAGCGCCAGCTTCGGCTGGGTAGTCTTCGAACATCCAACGATAGTTCTCGAAACCATGCTCACCTAAGCTGAAAGCCCATTTTTTCCGATTTTCTGCGTTCTCGAAGGGATTCTGATATGGCATACTGAGCATCACGAACCTGACCCAAATCGGCTGGGTCCCCACGGATCAATATCGTAGGGCAAAAACTTGGATTCGCCTTGCCGCCTGCAAAGAATCAAAGTTTCGCCCGAAGGAAGCCGCTCCTCGCGCATCTCAACCGCGTCTTCTGGAGTGTAACTCATTCAATATCCTCCATCATGCAGCCTCTGCTTCTCGCGCGCATAGGCTTTGTATCGTTCGACTTTCATTTGCGCGTCTGAGTCAAATTCCTCGATCAGCGGCCACAATCCACGAGACGGCTTTCGCGGCCGGCGAGGAGCTTGCATCTCCGACAATCGCTCCTGTTCCATCCTACGGTCGAACCGCTCGAGCTCCGGATCAGGCCTGTAGACCGGTGCCGGCGCCTCTTCGGGCGGCTCCTCGTCCTCCGGCTCGCTATAGGCCATCCGGCCGCTAGAAACGGGTGCCAGCTCAGTCTTGGGCGTCACCCCGTAATGCCACCGCGGGGCCGGAGCGGCCCTCGGCGGGGCCTCGGCGCGCTTGTCCTCAACGTTGTCCGATATGGGCAGATCGGTGGTGACCATGGCCTGGCGCGCGCCAATCGGTTCCGCCGGCCCACTGACGACCTTCCCGAGGTGCGTGCCGAAGCTGATGGCGAAGAGAGCAAGCGGAATCGCGATGACAACGTGCCGAGGCGTTAACCGCGGGCGCGGTCTCTCTGGCGGCAGGATCTCAACCTTGGTCGCCGCGTGCGGCTCGTCGTCCTCGTACTCGACGTTTTCGAATTCTTCAGACATGGCGTCGCTCAATTCGTTGTCAATTATGCAACGAATTGAGGGCGGCGGCAACCCTACCGCTTTTTGCGAGTCTTCCGTTCTCGGCGCGTCTTCAGGTGGGCCGCTATAAGGCTCTTGACCAATTCCGTCCGGTCGCCGATTTCGCCTTCGGACTCGGCGACCTCTTGATCTAATTCGTCTATCCAGGCTTTCGGAAGCCTTAGCCCCCATACCTGAGAGGGCGGTCCCTTCGACCGAGACATCATTCTCCGACCCTCCGGTTGTCCCGGAGGCAACAGTATCGTCCTGCGACATTGTGTCAACGCATCTTGTCCGAGATGAATCCGCGCCCGTAGCGCTCTTTCATCCAACCGGGCCACAGCATGGCGAATTCACCATCTGCGAATCGGGTGGGGTTCCAGCTGAAATCGACATTCATGAAGTCAGTCGCGGTGCGCATGCGCATCACGCGCTGCAGAATTCGTCCATCGTGAAGGTCGAGATACGATGAAGGTATAAAATCGATCGTGGGTTTCTGCGTGAAAGTAATTATTCGGATCTTGGCAGAACGGCCCAATGCCGCCAGCCTTTTAAGTGTTTTTTCCACTCTAACCGCTTTGGCTTTATCATTCGTATCGGGATCAAATATTTGTGCCGCCTCGTCAATAAATAGAAACACAGATCTCTTGTCAGTTTTTCTTCCTTTTCGTTCTTGTCTAATGTCCCATACTGACTCCACCATGTCGGCGGCTTGATCAAACGTTCTGGCGAAACGGGCTCCGGCCTTCTCCACGTGTTCGAGATCCTCGGCTTCTTTGCCAATGTCGATGTAATAGACCGCCTCGACGAGCTCGCGCGCACCTAGCGCGGTCATCATCAGGTGCTCCATCATCACCGTTTTGCCGGCGCCGGTCGTCCCAACCCCGAAGGTATGGCGCATCTTCTCAATGGGGATTGAGATCTTTTTGCGCGTTTCCGCTTCGATTCCGAAGACGAACTCAGTGGCGCCAGTTCCGCCGGTTATCGGCAATGGCGCTTGTGATTTGATACGTTTTCTTGGCTGAATTCGAATTGCGTCTGGGCAGTCGGGCGGCTGATCGATTACGACCTCGCATCCCATTTTGTGTTCTGTATAAGGACGGTTGTCTTCCCAGAGCTTTTTATTGGGGATCGTGGAGCCGTGAACGCCATAGACCCAAAGATTTTTCCATGGGTCCGAGCGGTGAATGTCCGCTAACGGCGAATCCTTACCGCTGGCGAAGCTGATCTTGTACCCGTGGAACAGCCCGGCCACGACACGATTGGTCGCATCGCTGAGATCGTGGATGTGTCCCGCGTCGGCCGCGTTCGTGATGACCCAATAAATGTAGGTGTCGACCAATTCTCTCGGATTGCGCTTGTAATCCTTCCATGCATTCTCGATCGCGGCGACCTCGGTCTCATTCACGCCTTTGGACTTGCCGGGGTAGCATTCGACGATGTGCCGCTTATTCTTGTACCCGCGCCAGACAATGTTGATTTCGGGCTTTTCCGGTAGGTTGGAGAACCATTTGGCCTCTATCGATCGCATTGGGATGTCGAAAATCCAAGCTCCTACTCTCTCTCCTAAAGAGCCCTTCTTGGGCTTTTTTCGCGCCTCTTGCCTTTTGCGAAACCGTTTCCGCAATCCGATCATCCGCTTGTAACGGAAGATCTCCCGCCGATACCAAAAATCGCTTCTGGGTTCGAATTCGGGCATTGACTGCGTCTCGTTTCTGTTGCAGAATATACAACAGATTGGGACGAGACGCGAGAGAAAAAATGGGTTGGCTTAAAGATAAATTGGAAGCGCGCTCCGCTTATTACAAACACCAGGAAGGTGTTCAGCAGGCGGCTGAAGAATGGAATCAAGCTGTTACCGATGAAGAAATCGCCGCCGCCGAGAGCAAATTTAATAAGGAAGCGGCAGCGCAGGATGAAGCGGATCGAAGATTCTGGAGTTGGAAATAATGCCGGACACTCGCAACCGTTTTGAAAAGTTGATGGACTCGGACCGCAGAGCGGACGAACGTGAAGCTGGTCTTAGCTGGCGCGAAAGACGCGATCAGACCGCCTTCGAGAACTCTCAGCAGAAGCATGTGTATACGCTTTACGACCAATATGCAGCCGGAAAATAAGTTTGGCGGTCGTTAAACCCGACAACCGCTTGCGATTTGTCGATGTTTAAATGAACGCCACGGGCGGGCGGCTGTTGAGACTCCTCCGGTCGCCCGCTCAATCATCTAAAGGAATATGGCAATGGACGACGAGCTTATCGAAGACACTAAGTTTTCGGCTACTGAATTGAACTATCGCCTCGGCGAGAGTCGGTGGCAAAGTTTCCAAAATGGAATTGATTTCGACAATCTTGACACCATGCCCGTACAGACAGGACCGAACGATTAAATGTGCGACGATTGCAAATGTTGCTGTTCCGACAGCTCCGAAGGTGGAGGCGGCATCATGTGGTTTCTAGTGGCGATCGGCGCGATTATGTTCGCGTTTCTGTGCTGGTTGATCTGGGCCGGCGTGATGGCGGTTCTCGATTGCTGGGATCGATCGATGGATTTCGTCGCCACCGCGATCGTCTCCGGCTTTGCGTATAGCTGGTCGCTTCTGGTTCTAATCGCCGTCGTTTGTCTCATCTCAATGTGGGCCAAAAGACATGCGCCCGTTCCGACTCTTCGAATTCGAAATCAAAAGCTTGCGCTTCCTCGGCAGGGCAATGTTAGTCGCCTTCCTGATATGCGCGTTGTCCCAATGCCCATGGTCAACGTGAAGGAGAAACAACATGGTTGACGGAGATGCGGAATGTTAGCAACTGACCACAACGCCGCTCTCGAGGCGGTAATCAAGACCATTCAACGAGCTCAAATGGTTATCGGTGAGCCCGACGTGGACGGCCACAAAGCCGTCTTGACGGCCCCGCTTCTGAAACTCGCTGTTTCGCAACTGTCCGACATCTACGAGGCATACAAGCCCAAGCGAGGCTCCAAATCCTGAGATCACTGGGCGGGCGCAACCTAACTCCCTCGACCCAGTGTAGGGCCGCTTTCCTTACCGCAGAGGAGAGCGGCCCGACCATTCAAAGAGGAAATCAGAATGGCTCGACGCCGCAAAACCCCGCAATATTACTACAACGGTCAGAAGCAGAGTGCCAAAGCTCGCGGAATAGAATGGTTGTTTACATTCGAAACGTGGTGGGAAGTTTGGGAAAGGTCTGGCAAGTATGATAAAAGAGGGTGTCGTACTGGTCAGTACGTTATGGCTCGTCATGGCGACACCGGACCATACGCCCCCTGGAACGTTTCCATTGTCGAGGCTGGGAAAAACAACGCTGACGGGATGAAGGAATATCAAAACAAAAAGAAATCTGGAGAATATCCGGTAAAAGGATCTGTGCAAATTAGAAATTGTCCAGTAATTCATATTGAAGAAGCAAAAGCGGCCGCCAAAACATTTCTTAATAATGAAAGGGTATATAGTAATGAGCCGTCGCCCCAAAGCGATGGCTCATCGTAATACCAGAGGGGGGTATAGGTCAAACCCCCGGGGGGTATTCGGCAAAACACTCTATAAGGTGTTGATATGTCTAAGGTTTTGTATGATCGGTTTCACCGCAAGCTCTGCATATGCGGCCGTGGTCGTTCACGGTACATCGATGAGCGAGCGGCGTTTCTTGAGTGGGTGCGCTTCATGAGCTACGGCGTGCGCGGATGGCGCGGGTCATGGGTTCTAAGAATGACCCGTGATGGATGGACGGCCGATCGCAATTGGTAACCGAGGAGCCGAGCATGGGCGGGAATTATGACTTGGTCGAGCGATTGCGGGGTCTTGCCAGCCTCGGTAATGGCTCAAACTGTCGACTAATTTCAGAGGCCGCGGACGAGATCGAGCGGCTGCGGGCTGAGATGGGCCGGCACGCACTTGTCTGTTGCGGTGAGACAACGCAAATTGATGTAATACCGCAACATAGTAAAGAAGACTGGCCTTGGTGGCCTACCTCCTTAAATCCCTCACCCGCATCATCACCCGTGCCCACAGAGGGCGATAGTCCGCAAAGTTGACCATCTTCCCCCGATTGCACTCATGGCACAAAACCTGAAGATTCCGTGGCGACCATTGCGAGACCCGGAACGGCGACCGCGGTGCGTTCAGGCGCGCTCGGGCGATGATGTGGTCGACTTCGATATGGTGGGTAGAGCCGCACCGCATGCACTTGGCGCCGTAGAGCCACAGCATAAAGCGGCGTAGCAGACGCCAACGATAAGAGTCATAGAACATAATTGTTAGATAGGAATCGCTGCACAAACAAAAAAGCCCCGCCGAAGCGGGGCCTAAGTCATGGGAGGAAACGCCCAAGCGGGCGCATCTCTCTCGTAACTCATCCGATAGAATCAAACAATAGCGGGAAACACTTACCCACTGGAGTGGGATCGCGTCTTCTGCATATTAGCGATCTGGCCGCTGAGCTGGCCGATTTGATTGGCGACCTGGTTAAGACCGTCCTTGAAGTCGGCTCTCACGTCCTTGATGTAGCCTCTGAGGTCCGTTATGGCGTCCTTAACGTCGTCGCGCTCGGCCTTCTTCTGCATCTGGACCATGAGAACCTCGATTTGTCTGCCGTTTTCCTCAATCTTGGCCTTGGCGTGAGCGATACCGAATAACGCAGTACCAAAGGACCCCAATGCCGCCAAAATAGCGCCGATCTCCGGCCAAGTCACAGCTCCGCCTAGCGCGTCAACCCCGGCCATTGCCCCTAGTTCCGATAGTGCTAAAATGCCACGGTC